CTCCCGCGCCTATCACGGCGGCACCGGTACCGAGAAAATTAGAGCCGCCCTGCGTTGCGGTTGCTTTGGCAGGGACGGTTGCCGGCGCCGTCGGCTGACCGACGGTCGCGCCTATGTTGCCGTTGCTTGTGTTACCGACGGGCGCGCTGCTGCTACCTAGAAGCGACTTAGCGCCCGTCGTTGCCGCTGTCCCTGCCAGCGAGCCGACTATGTTGCTCCCCGTCAGGCCGCTCACCGTCGGTGTCACCGCAGCCTTCACCGCGCCCGAGACGCCGCCAATGAGCGCGCCCGTGCCTACGTTCTGTCCCGACGCTGCCGCACCGGCCGCGCCAGTCGCCGCGCCTATACCGCCCTTGACGATGCCGCTCGCGACGGTCGGGTTGACTCCGGCGCCTGTGAGCGCACCGACCGCTGGCTTCGCAATGTAGCCGAGCCCGCCGCCGACGGCGCCGAGCGCAGCGCCCTTCCCGATGCTTCCCGCCGTTATCGGTGTGCCGTTAATGCCGCTGTTCGTGATCGAACCGGCCGCGCCGGCTACGGCGCCGCCCGCCGCCGCGCCGCCGAGGCCGCCACCCACCGCCGCCGCGACTTCCGGTGCGGCGAGGCCGCCGATGGCCGCGGAGCCGGCGGCGATTGCGATCGGCACCGCTTTGTCGAAGAACGTCGTCGACGCGTTCGAGCCTGCGATGCGGCCGATGTTCGGTGTCGAGCCGAAGCTGCTCGGGTCGGCGGCGAGCTTCGTGAGCTGCGCCGTGATGTTGGCAGTCGACGTAGCTTGATTGTTGTCAGCTATGAACGAGTGGCCGTCGGGGCCGGGGCTCAACGCGATGGCGGAAGCGAACGGGATAGCCGCCTTGTAGAAGCCGCCAAGTTGCTGCGTCGTGAACGGCTTGCCGCCGTTCAGCTGCTGCATCGTCTGCGGGTTCGTCAGGTACGCGGTAACGTCTCGGTTCGTGCTCGCGATCTGCCACGCGCTGTTGTAGTCGCCCGCCTGTATAGCCGCCTTCAGTGCGGGCAGGTACAGTGACGCTCCGGCCTGATTCTTCAGCTCCGCCGCGTTGGGTCCTGCGGTATTGCCGCCACCCTTGTCGTGTGTGCCTGCGCCGACGCCGGCAGCCTGGTACGCCGCGTTGAGTTGCGCGGTCGTCGGGATAAGCGACTGCAGGTTGGCTGGAAGTGCGGCCGCCATTATTTCGCGACGAGTCCGCCGTCCTGATACGCACTCACCAGCTGCTGTAGCAGCTTCACCTTCTTCTGCAAGTGATCTATTTCGATGTCGGCTGCGGTGCCGGTTTTGCTGACAGCCGGGGCGGGGTCAAATCCTGCACCAGCTGATTCTGCACCGACGGGTACGCTGGCTCCGGCGACATCGCCTCCGCTGGCGGGCGATCCGCTCGCGGGCACGCTACCGCTACCGGACGCGTGGCACATGAGCACAGGCACAGCGCGAGCGACAGGAATAGGAGACAGAGCATCATAGTCTGCGACAGCGGCAGCGACCTTTGCCTTGATAACATTTTGAACCTCGCCATTGTGAACAACCTGGGCGGCGGCAACCTTCGCGTCCGCCGCCTCAATCTTTGACGCACCGACGTGGCGCTCGTGAAGCGTGTACACACCCAGCGCCACGATGGCGGCGAGGTATAGGTAATCTCTAACCGGAATGCGTCGGAGGAGTGCTTGAATCGCTAACCACATACCGCTTGCTCCAGTCTCTGCCACCGTCGGTGTACACCTTGAAGATGTAGGCAGCCAGCCCAAAGAGGCCGCCCATCTCCATCCCATAGAACGCCGTCACCTCAACCGTTCGCGAAGCCGGCGGAACGAGGTGCGCGTACCACTGCGTCTGATACCACACCGCCCAATTCAAGATGCCCATGTACCAGGTCACCAGGAGGCGGGGATAGATTCGGAGCGCGTCGATAACTTCGGCCACGTCGAGCCACCATTCCTTGCTCACGCCGGGTAGGCGCCGGTCAGAAAATAGTTCGCGATGCGCGTGGCGCGGCCCGGTTTATCGAGACCGTGCGGCTGCACTTCCTTGGCCCAGAGACTGTCCAGTAGATTGTCGTGGACGTCCTGCCAGTTCTGCGCCTCGATGGCGGCGCGGGTGTCGACGAACTTCGCCCAGCGGTGGCTCATGTTGAAGGCGATCTCAATCAGCGCGTTCCGGCGGCAGTCGGTGTCGCACTTCGCGTACTCCGGCCACTGCTGCGCTAGGCGCGTCGCGGCGTTGATGTCGTCGCTGAACCAGCGGTCGCTGGTCGACTGGATGACGGAGAAACCAGCCCACGATCTGCCCGGCGCCGCCTGCGGAAGCAGATGACCACGGCCACAGGTCCAGTTCCCTTTGGTATCGAGATACGCGTCGAGCGTATCCTTCTCCGCAGCATCCAAGTCAACCGCAAGACGCCGATCAATCGAGGGATCGAGAAGGGTCTCATTGGTTATCGCCATGTTTTGGTTTCCTCACCTGTGTCTGGATGTCGTGGACGGTGTCCTTGATGTCATCCAGTGACTGCTTCATACCGGCCTGGTTCTGCTGGATGCTCGTCAACTGGTCATCATGCTTCGCGACGTGGGCGGCTGTCTGATCGTTCTGGGTATGCAGGTCCGCGATCTGCTGGGCGGTGTGCCCCATCTGATACACGCCACCGGCGGCGGTTATCACCACAGCGGTCGCAGCCCAAACTGATTCCATCGTCCACTTCAGCATAGACATTACTCTCTCTCACTTCGGCGGCGCAGCTGCCGGTGCATGTTGCTGAACAAACGTGTACGCTTCTACCCAGGCTACCGCTTCCATACCCGTCGACTGCACGCGGCGCAAAAACTCTAGTAGGTTGCCCGCGATGTGCGGCGGTATCGTCACCAGGATAGGAGTCTCTTCTGTGCTTGTCATGTCTCTCACCTCTTAATTTAAATCCAAAGGGGGCGGAAAAATGTGGTGCCGCCTATCACAACTGTCTCCCACGTATTCGGGGTGAGCGCCACAGCGCTGCCGGGTTTGTTAGCGCCTAGAGTAGCCGTGTTGGCGCCAGTGCTGGTGGTGGCAGCATAGGCAAGAGTGCCAGTAAAGGTGGCTCCGCCGGCCGCTGCTATCGTCAAGCGTTTGACGTTGTTTGTGTAAAATGTCTGTGCATGATTCGATGTGACTGCATTATAAAACTCGGTGCCGGCCACGGTGCCGAAAGCGCATATCACGGTCCCGTCTGTAGCTATGATGGAGTTTTGTCCGGCTATCGCGTTCACAGTAAGCGAGGTGCCGGCTGACGGTACCGGTATAGTGATCGCGCCTGTCGTAGCTATGGTGAACTTAGGGTTCGTAAGCCCCACCGCTGCGGATATAACGAACGCGTTATCAGAGCGCCGATTACCAAACGACCAGTTGACGCCGCCCAAGTTCACCGCGCGATAGTACGAATCGCCTGCGCTGCTAGTCGAAATTGCCATGTCGACGTCGTGCACGCCGTCATTGCTAATCAATAGACCCTGCACCGGGTTCGAGGTGCCGGTCGCGTTGATGACGATTGCCGTCAGTCCGCTGGCGCCGTTCACCGTCAACGATATCTGGCCTGGCGACGAGCTGATCGTAACTGGGGCCGGCAGCGTTACCGGCGCGCCGAAACCTATTGTCGCGTAGGGTGAGGCGATCGTCCCAGTTACCGAGATACCGTTCGCCCCCACCGCATTCCGCACGTCCGCGCCCTTCAGTGAGTTGGCGATGAACTTGCGGAACCAGACGGAGTCCCACTCCTTCGGGATAGAGAGCGTGTTCGCGCCGTTGATCCCCGGCTTCGTGGCGAGCGCGTTTACCACTTACAGGGCTCCACCATCGCCGTGATCGAGACCGCGAACGTCGGCGACGCGTCCGTCACACGGAACTGCATCACCAGGCTGTAATACTGTCCGATGTTCCACCAGATCGCGCGGTTCGATGTGTCACCCGGGACACCCAGGGTCTGGGAGTCGTCCCCCGATACGTCGAAGGTCTCACCCCAGTTGTCCGAGAGTAGGAGCGAGATCCGTGGCGCAACGGCGGGGGTCGGGCCGGCGCCGGCCGTAACCACAGCCTCAACGCGGCGCACGATCTGGCGGTTGTTGCCGCTGTAGAGTGGCTGCGTCGTGAAGGCGCAGACAACGGGCGCGTTCGCGTTACCGAACTCCGTCTGCACCGTGTCATCGAGGTAGCCGATGGTGCCGCTCTCGGAGTCGCCGATCATCTGCTTACCGAAGGCGTTCAGGTACGAGAGCGCCCGATACTGAATCTCCTGGCCGTTCACCACCGACACCAGATCGAACCACTGCTGCGTCACGCAGTCATACACCAGGGTCCGCTCCGCCATCGGTATCGTGAGGATGTAGAACGGGTGGCCGTTCCAGGTCGGGCCGCCCGCCGGTGAGGAGACCGCGTACATCCCCGTGAGGAGCCCCTGCTTGTTCGCGTTCGAGAGCACCAGCTCCACACCCGCTGTCGAGACCCGCGTCGGTGTCTGCCCGACGCGTCGGCGTACGGTGAGGTCGTTGCACACCCAGAACACTGAGTTGTCTTGCAATGCAATCGTGAACGCACCCAGGGGGTGGACACCGTAGGGCATGTAGGTGTCGGAGGCCGCGCTGAAGGGTGACCCGGTCGCGTTGCCGGTGTTCACGAATCCTTCCGAGGAGCGTGAGCCGAACATCAAAACTTCACGGTGGTCGACGCACATCCCGTAGAAGGGGTCGGTACCGAACTGCCGGTTGAATGAGGCCGCGGTCGTGAACGTGATCTGCGCGTTCCCGGTCACCTGCCGCCCGTCGTCGTTGAAGAAGGTGTACGAGCCCTGTCCGCCGTTGTTGTTCGCCAGGAACACGATGAAGGTGTCGACGTACCAGACGTCGATGGCGCCACCGAGCGCCAGGAAGAACGCGGAGGTAAGCTGCTGCAACCCCGCGCCGCCGGTGAACGGTGTGTAGGTGTAGCAGGTGTCCGTCCCCGGCACCAGGATAACCAGGCAGGCGCCGTTGTCCGTCATCCGCACGAATCCGGTGCCGGTGATCTGACTGGCGGAGCCGGGGACTATCGTGAAGGTGCCGATCGTGCTCACCGTAAATAAATCGAAGCCGACGACGGCGTAGACCGTCCCCGCCATCTCCCACAGCCCCCGGAGCGGGTTCGTGAGGCCGCTCGGTGTGAAGGTCGTGATCCCCGGCCACCGGCGGAGTACCGCCGGCTGCTGTGACTTCATGTCGTCGGGCTGCGCCTGCGGCGCCGGCTCCGGGTAGCACCCGATCAGCCGCTTCGAGCCCGCCCGCAGATCCGCGAGCTGGTACGAGGCGAGAGGCAGCGGGATGTCGGTCGGCTGCGCGCGTCCCATCAGAACCAGTAAGATCCACCCCACAAGCCGCCGTTGGCTCGTGAGAGTTCCCCGAGATCGCACTCAGTGTACTTGAGGTAGCGCTTCGTGAGTCGGCGCATGGCCTGATAGATCAGGGCGCCCAAGTCGAAGCCGTTCACCGGGTCCGGTGACGGCGGGATCGTGATCCCGTAGCGGACGGAGAGCCACCCCGCCAAGCAGTACTTGACGTCGGCGATGTCTTCATCCTTGAGAGGCGCAATGCTATTCAGCTGCGCAACAGTCTGCGGGTACCAGCCAATGTTACCCCACCCGTCACGCATCTGCGTGAGGAGGTTGTCATTGAGGATCGTCATACCGTTCGCGGATTGCGTGGGCGTGGGTGCGCGCCCTTCGCGCACTACGCCAAGAATCTGAAACGCTTCGGTGATGATCTGCTGGTTGGTCTGAGCCACGTCGCCTCTCGTTAAAATTCAGTGCCGTACTCTCCGAGCTGTCGCGTCTATCTTAAATAGGAGGACGTTCTCCTTAAAAGCACCTACCGGGTGAGGGCGGTGGTGCTATTTCTTTTTATTGCACTCGAATCCACGTACGCGGATTGACCGCCGCACCGGAGGCCGGCTGGAAGCCGTTCAGGGTGTAGCGATAGCGTACCGTGGAGGTGGCGGCACCGGCGCCGGCCGCGAGCGCCGTGACAGTGTTACCGGCGGCACCGAGAAGCGAGTCGCCGGTGTTTGCGGCCACGGTCAGCGAGGTGACGTTCACCGCGGCTCCCGCAACCGAAATCTCAGCAATAGCACCGTCTACCGGGTTAAGGGGCAGGTTGACCGTCAGGGTCGCAATCGTGGCCGGGGGCGCCACGACGAGAATGCCGGTCTGCATGGTGATCGTCGAACCTGTCACCAGGGTCGCACCAGCATAGAAGTCGAACGGAATACCGACGACGTCACCGTGCCCATAGCCTACTTGAATGTTAGCCATTTTCTATATTCCTATGGGTTAGGCAGCCGACGCGACTTCAATGTTCCGCACAGCCAGCTCGGGGTAAGCGAGCACTGCACCGACAATGGAGTCGAGACGAGCCGGGAGCACGTCATTTGACGGGTCCCACTGTTGAGCGAAGCGGATGTTGTACCCTTCGAACGCTTCCGCAGCCGTCATCTTGACGAGGGGGCTGAGGTCGAGCATCGGGGGGTTCGCAAACACAATCGCGTCACGGTACCAGCCGAGGGACTGCTTGATCAACGCGCCGTTCAGGGCCGCGATGGCAGAGGCACCGCTCTGGCCGAAGACGCTGATCAAAGCGCCTGCGCCCGGGACGTTGTCCACGTTCTGGTATGCGCCGCCGGTGATGATGCCGGGGGCAATCGGGATAGCGATGGCGCCAGCGGTGTCGCTGATGGTCGCAGTCACGACGAATTGCTTGGGCCGGCCCAGGGACGCCTTCGTCTCCGGATCGACTTCGTTCACGCCCGCGATACTGATCACGTCGCCAGCGTTCAAGGTCGTGAGACCCGACGCCCAGCCGTTGGTGTTCAGCGTGAAGGTGGAGACGAACGCGTTACCCGCGCCGGGGTTGGATTGACCAGCGCCGTTGACAGCGGGAGCCGCCGTGGTGCTGAAGGTTCCGATGACGTGCGTCGGCAGCTTCGTGTTACGGAAGCAGACGTAGCCGGCGGCCTTATCCGCAATCACGCCTTCCAACCACTGGTCGGAAATCGTGGACTCAGGGTTGAAGAGACCCTTGTTGTCACGGACGAAATACCGCGAGGTTTGCGGGGTCGCCGTGAAGGTGCGCCGGTCGTCTTCAGGGGCCAAGGCTTCCGTCAGATACTGCTCGTTCTGCAGCAGCTGGTCGTAGGTTGCCGTGGTGTTGAAGGCGCCCGTGAACTTCGGGACGTTGTTGACTTGGCCCGTGGTGAAGTTCTCGATGCCGGCCGCGAGGCGAGCCATCGCGGGTTCCAGCACTTGCTCTTCGAAGTTGTTCAGCAACATCGCGCGCTCCACCGAGGTGAAGTTGATGTCGACGCCGAGCTGCTGGTTGACCAACAGGGTGGCGAAACGCTGAACCGAGTTCTGCGCGTTCATCTGCGGACCAGTACGCAAAGTGTACTGGAACGGGAGACGGATCGAGAGCTGTTGACCCAAGATAACCCCGTTGATGGGGCCGGGCAGCAAGCTCTGGTAATCACGGTTCGTGCGACCCGTGAAGTTGCTCTTGGCGTGCAGCAGGACCAGTGCCTTGCGTGCGACCCATTGAGCGGTGATTAGTGAGTTAGCCATTTATTCCTTTCCGATTGTTTTTAGCCCAGCCCGCGCAGTTTCCTTGCGGAGTCGCGGGCTGACTGTTTGCCTAACCTGTGCTGCCTGGCGAACTCCTCTACCGACATGTTGGGGTCGGTGGGGTCTCGCCCGGTCGCACGTCCGCCACCCTTCGTGGGGGTGGGAGGGGGAGGCGCCTTGGTGATGGACTTCTGTTGCCCAGCTTGCGCAGTGGGCTTCGAGCCGTTTCCGTTCTGCTTGCGGCTCACACGATCTTCGTTCTCAATCTCCGCGATCATCCTACCGATTGTGATGAGCTGCTGGGCAGGTGACTGCTTGGCCGTTCGAATGGCGAGGGCAGTATCCTTCCCGAACTTATACAGCAACCGGGCGGTGTGCTCGGACTGCGCGACAGCGATACCTGCGTCTGGTGCCAGCTGATGCTGTGCCAGGATCGGGTTCTCCGTCACGACCGCCTTGTAATCGGGGGTCGCCTTCGCGAACTTCTCGATTTTCTCTTCGACTGCAGCGCGGCGTTTCGCCGCCTCATCTGCACCCGACATCTCGCGTATCAATTCGCGAGCGGCGATCTTCGCTTGATCTCGTGACCACTTCTGCATCTTGGCCCGATACTTGTCGTTATCGAAGGCCACATCCTCGTCCGCTAGATCCGGCATCGGGGTGTCTTCAACTACAGGAGGAGCATCGGCAGCCTGCGTCTGGGAGGCGGTTGGTTTCCCGCCGTTCTTCAGCCGCTCCAGCTCGGACAGTGCGTCCTTCAGCTGGGTCTGCATATGCTTACCAAATATCTTCGTGCCTTCGAGCAGATCGTTTAGCTCTACTATGCGCTCCTCAGCAGATCCTTTCTTCGGTGCCGGCCGGGCGGCGGGGGCCTCTTCCTCCTCCGTCTCGCCGACTAAATCCGTGTTGGGTTCCGTTTCGCCGCTGAGATCGGCGGTTGCGGTGGACGAGTCCGCGTCTTCGTCCGAAGTCCCCTCACCCGAATCGGTCGGGTCGCCGAGTGTTCCGTCTTCATCGACGATGGGGCCATCGTCATCGACTGACGTATCCGAGGCCGCTGCTGCGGCGCTGCCTCCCGGAGTGGCATCAACATTCTGGCCCGCGGCGACGGCGGCTACTGCGGCGGCGTCGGCTGCTCGGGCGGGGGTGGCCCCGCGGAACGGGTTCACCTTGTCATCAACCTGCTTCTGCGGTGCCTTCTCGTACCGCTCCAAATCTTCACGAGTAAATGCCATGCTAGTCTCCTGTTACACGGAATACGCTTCCGCGAGGCGGTCAGGTCTCACCCAGACATCAATCAAGCGGCCGGTTTGGCCTTCGTCTTCTTGGCTGCGGACGCTTTCGCTGCGGCCAACTCTTTCGCGTTCTTGAGGTCCAGCGCGTGCTTCTCGCGGGCCAGATCCATCTCCATCTTGTGGCGGTCGTGGTTCAGCGCCTTCTCGTGCTCGAAGCGGGCGCGTTCGAGTAGCAGCTCGTGCGCGTGCTCCTCACGCTCCATCCGCATCTTCTCTTCCGCGGCGGCGCGGTCCTTGAGCATGGATGCCTGCTGCTGCTGGTGCTCCTGGATCAGCCCCTGCTGGTGCTGCTGGGAGGCGTGCGTCATGTCCTGCAGGTTACCGACGTGCTTCGCGGCGAGGTCCAGCTGCGCGGACTGCTGGTCAGTCTGCGCCTGCTTCGCGTCCGAGCCGATCTCGTGCGCCAGCTTGATGTTCGCGAGGTGCTTGCCGGCCACCTCGAACTGGATCTTCTGCTGCTCCATCGGGGACGCCTGCGCACGGGACTGCGCGATGTGGGCGTCGGCGCCCATCTTCTGGGTCTTCGCCTGCAGCAGCTGCATCTCCAGCTGCTGCTGCTGCTCCTGCATCTGCTGCTGCTGGTTCTTCTGGGAGCCTACGCCCTGCTGCTTCTCTTTCTCCGTCGGCTGGATCAGCCCCTGCTGTATCAGCGGAATCCGGAGCCGGTTCGCCATCTCCTGCGCGTCCGGGGAGTCGATGTTCTTCGCGATCAGATCCTGGATGACCGGGGCCGCGGTCGGCATCGCCTCAGCGAACGAGATCAGTGTGTCGAGTGCTTCCTGGCGCGCGGACTGGAAGCTCGGGCCGATCACAACCTCAACGTCATACGACCCCTTCGAGAGGTCATTGATCAGGTCCCCGGCGTTCGGGTCGCCCTGGTTCACTTGGATCAGTTTCTCGGAGCCGTCCTGCCCGATGATGCGCTCGACGCGCTCGGAGTCCATGACGGTCGGGATCATGTCGACCATCATCTCCCAGGTGAGCTGCAGCGCGGAGCTGAAGCCGTCAATAAATTCGAAGCTACCCAGGTCCGAGCGCTTCGTGTGCTGCACGAGCGCCTTACCTGAGACGCGGTTCATGTCCTCCGAGTTACCGAGCGCGGGGTCGAAGTACCCTATCGTCGCCTGAATATCTTGGATGGACATCTGCGCGAGTGCCATTGCGCCTTGCGGTAGATCAAGGGGTGGCGTCCGGAAGGGCATACCACCCTCCGCAGCCTTGTCGACGTTGTAGGGTAGGTACGGGCGGGAGGCGACGTTCGCCTGGTTCCACTCATTCTCGTAGCCCTTGATCATTGCCTCAGTGACGAGGTACGGTGCCTTCGGGAGGAGCGCGCTGCGCTCGATCATGTCCGAGGCGCGGGAGTTGTAGCTGCGTTGCGCGTCCTTGGAGTGGCGCACCAGCGACTGGAATTTCTTGCGGCCCTCGATGTTGATGTAGCGACCGGGGCAGCGTACGACCGGGATACGCTTCCAGTCGTAGAAGTACGGCCCTTCGAGGACGTTGGAGCCGTCGACCTTCACCCACATCACCTGCCATTTCGTGGTGCGGCGGATCATCTTCTCGCCGGTCTTTTTGTTCGTGGCGATGCGTGTGACGCCGTCCTTCTCGAAGGTGAGGCCGCTCTCGTCGAGGTGCTTCTCAAGAGCCTTCAGATCCGAGTCGTAGTCGCGGACGGTGCCGTCGGTCATCTTCGCGATCCACTTCTCGCGGGGGACGCGCTCGAAGTATTCGGCGATCCGCACTTCCTTGTCCGTGAACCAGCCGTAGCTGTCGCGTGACATCTGGAAGCTGGAGCGGTTCCCGCGCGGGTTGTCGCCGCTCCCGTACAGCTGGTCGTAGATGTCGTCGGAGATACGCTCCGCGACGATGCAGCGGTTGGCGTCCCCGGCGCAGGCGTCGGCGCACTGCGGGTCCCAGACCACCGTCTGCGGGTTCGCGATGTTGATGATGCGGAGCACCTGATCGAACGCACCCTCGCCGTCGTCCTGCATGTAGGTCGGCATGATGCGCCAGGCACCGAAGCCGCCCGCGACCGCGAACTTGAATTGCTCTTTGTAGATCTGGTCCGCTCGGGAGCACTGCTCGATGGAGCGGCAGAGGCCGGCGAAAACCTCAGCGACCGCCTCAGATGCGCCCTCAGAGGCGGGGCGGACCTTGCCGGCGGGGCGCGTCTGCCGCATGTCGGCCACCACCATGTTCACCGGCTGCAGGCAGCGGTTGAAGGTGTAGCAGGGTTTGCCGCGCCGGTTCTGGAGTACGACGGGGTCCCACTGCCCCATCGCCTCCGCGTTGTAGATGAAGTTCAGGTCCTCGGAGTGCATCCGCCTGTTCTCTTCCCAGGCCCCGACGCCGTCGTCGTGGAAGGTACGGATGCGCGACATGAGCGCGTCCTCGTCCTCGATGTCGAACCCAGGCGAGTGGGGGAGCGCGCCGGTCTGTCCCGGTATGCTGCTGATCAAGTCAATATTGTCGCCTGAGTTGCTGCTCATTTAGGTGGGGCACTCGTCCAGGATCGCGCGCTGGCCGTCGCCGACAAATACGCCGTCGAATGTGTTGGGTGGTACGTACTTCGCCGGGCCATCGTTCTTCCACTCATGCACGGGTTTGCCGTCCTTTGTTTTTCTGCCGCTGTCGACCAGGCGCTGGTGCTGGACGCGGACTTGGTTGCGTATCGCAGGGTTCTTGAACTGGTAGGGGGCGACCTTGCCCTTCTTCTCGATGACGAGGTTGTTCATGCCGGCGGTGACGTGGGTGGTGTAGGTCCCCAGCTGCGCCTTGCGCCCGCTCGCGTCGACGCGTCGGGGGTCCTCATCCTGCTGGCACTCCTCGACGATCTTCCCGTCGGAGGCCGGGCGCTTCACGAAGCGCCAGTCAACAGACACGGACTTCTCGCCCGTCAGCTTGTCGACTTGCTCGATCTTGTGGGCCGTCTGCTGCCGCAGGCGGATACCTTCCTCGTGCTGTAACTTCAACGTAACACTCATTCTGGTCTCACCCCTCTGTAGCTCGCTCGCGCGATTAAAAAATTCACCATCTCGTGGTTGCGCCCATTCACTGACTGTATCGCCCGGCTGATGTCCGTCTGGTCTTTTTTGTAGCCAAAGAACCACAGCCGCTTACGGTTCACGTCGACTAGGCAGAACATACCCTTGCTGCGGATGTCTGCCTCAACCTGGTCGATGGGCTTCACCCACTCCATACGCCGCCCTGTGTCACCATCGCCGGGTCCCACTGGAACCACGGCATCCCGCCCTCACTCGCTGGCGGGGGCTTTGCAACATCGAAGCCGCTCATCACGTTGTAGCGTGTGGCGTCCATCAAGTGATCATTTTTCTTGATGATGTTGCCCTTCTCGTCGCGGCGATAGAGGCGGACTTCCTTGCGCCAATTCTGGAGCGTGTTGAAGATCCGCAGCTGCTGCGTCGAGAGCATGTCCCATGTCTGCACGAGGCCGGAGACCACCGTGTTGTCTGCCTTGCTGACCTTTAGGCCGAGCCGGCAGTACGCGTCAATCAGCAGCTCGCCGTCGGGACCGCGAGCCTTCTGGGCGGCGGGGTCAATGACACCGTTTATCCACGAACCGCGCCTCATTATGGCAGCCGCGTGAACTGCGGGGTCGGCCTGCCCCCTGTAGTATTCGTCGTACGCCACCGCGGGGTAGCGCATCGTCCCGCCGGCATCCTTGAAGCCGTTGTCGATGTCCCACGCGAACCAGATCACCGCGGTGCAGTTCCAGCCTGGGTCCATCCCGTACGAGCGCGGCCAGTGTGCCGGGATGTCGAACGGATCGATCAGCATCACGTCCTCGGGGATTGGGTAGATCGCGCCGGTACCGTGGCCGGGTATTCCCGACTTACGCGCCTGCAGCTGCCACGAGGGGACGCCCGCGAGGATCTGCTTTTTTTCCTTCTCACCTAGGTGAGGGACGTCATCCATGTCCAGAAATATCGCTGCGCGGCTCATCGACGACGATCTCCTCTTCTTCCTCGCCTAACTCCCACGCCTGCGCCGGTATGGCGTCAGGTTCCGGCGACAGGTCGGGCATGAACGTGATCATGAGGTCCGAGACACCGAGCAGCGGCGTCTCTGTGAGCACCAGGGTGCCGTTTGTCTCGCCGGGGACCGTGCTCATGAGTCGGAGCAGGCACTCGGTGTAGATCTCCAGCTTCGGCTCTTCGTCGAGGTGGATTCTGTGCTGGCGCGTGCCCTGGAAGGCTTCGCGGCCCTGGTCATATGACTTAAACTGCAGCGTCGAGACCCCGCCCGACACATGCCGCACGAAAACTGACTCGAACGCGTCGGCGAGGCCGTGCTTCACCGTCCTCCGCACCAATAAGTCGCCGGGGATCATCCCGGTGCCGTACGCCTGCTCCTGCCCCGGCTTCCCGCAGAACTTTTCTTGCAAAATGTCGCGCGTGTTTTTCGCGGTGTCCGTCGCGACCCACATATCGATGGGGTGCGTGTACCTCCGACCGGGCCACCACTCTGGGTAGAGCCCGGTGAGGTGTAAAACGTCCGCAAAGCACCCGCAATGTGTCTTACCTGTCCGGTTTCCGCCGAATAGCGCGATCTCGTCGTCGGTTTTCTCCAACGCGAAGAACTTCATCTGCTTCGGGTAGTGTTTCCTCCCGAGCGGGCAGTTTCTTAAGCTCGGGTGGTCACTCGGGTCCTGAAACCAGGTCACTATTTGCGTCTGCCTCTGGGTCTGGGCCCTCTCCCTCAGCAGATTCAGGAGCTTCATCGACCCCACCAGGTTCAGGTTCCCCGTACTCTGCATCAGTAATAGGCTGTTCAGCTCTTCGGGGAGCGGTGAGTAGACCCTGTTTAGCAAATCCTGATAGGAGCTGGGTAATTTCTGCATTTATTTGGTCCGGGTTGAGGTTTTGCTTGACGTTGAGGTCCATCTTCAGGCTCTCACCGAACTTTTCCGGGAAAAAGTTCGCCGCGATGCGCCCGAGCATCCGCGCGTCGCCCTTTGTGGCTGCCGCGGAGGCTGCGTGGTCGAACACGGAGCGCGCTATCTGCGCTGCGTCGTCAAAATCTCGCTGAAATTCTCCGTTGACGGACAATTCCTTGTGGAACTGCACGTTGGTGGCACCCACCGAGCGCAGAGACTTCGTCATGTCGGCCGTGTTGGCGTACGTGATCAGGAAGCTGCGCCGCTTCTCGTCGGTCCAATCGAAATCTGTCGTCACCTGCTGCGTCCGTGCGATACCTAAGCTCTCTTCGAGGCGGTTCACTGCCTCCCGGAAGGTTGTGTTCCAGCTCAAGACCGCCAAAAATTCTGCTTCGCTGCGCCCGCACGCCTCCGCGGCGCTCGCGAAGTCTTTGTGTTCCGCGTACTTCGTCAGGAACAGCTTCTCCGAGGCGTTCGGCACCGGCGGCGCGGCCGGGCCAGTGTTCTTTTGCGTGTAGTTCCGTTTCCGGGCGGCCTCCAGCTCGGGGACGCCCTTACCGTAGACCGGTAAGCGGCCGTTCTCTATCCGGTGGCAGTCGACGCAGATACTCGGGTTCCGGACATAGCGCGCGGCGCGGTGCCCGGTGACGCAGATCTCTCCGGTCCAAAAATGTGTCCAGCCGCGCGCCTTCGCCTCATCCTTCGATACGAAGCGCGTCGGTGTGTGGTTATAGAAGTCTGGCTTCCCATCGCGTAGCGGCGCGACGGACTCCGGCTTGATCTTCGGCCACTTACCCCACGGGGTCTTGGGTGCGCCGGGCGTCGCCGCCTTCGCCATACTCCCATACTGCTCGTCGTCCGGTACGTTCTGTCCCATACACTAGGCGCGGTGCCAGTCCTCTGCGCCGCTCATGAAATTTCCGTTTCGGTCGTAGCCGGCGCTCTGCTGCCACAGCAGGCAGTCCTGCAGCGACTCGTCGGGGTCGATTGAGTAGATCGCCTTCTGCCACACGAACGCGAGGTGGCCGATCCCTGGGAACCCGCAGCGGTCGAAGTCGACCAGGGTGATGTTGCGGAATGAAAACTCCACGACGTCGCCGGGCTTCACGGTCATGGGTATGATCGCACCCGTTTCGGGTCCGTCTTCGAACCACAGCGTGCGGCCGGAAAGTTTGCTCTTGGCAAACTGCATTACCTTACCATCTGGGCCGAACACAGGCGGACCGTCGCTTATAGATTGCTGGAACGGCATCTTACGCCGCTGGCGTCGGCCGTAGCCCACACCCACTATGACGCCTTTGTTAATTTCAATGCCGGGAGTCTCAAGCGTCGGATGGACGTAGGGGAGTACCTTCACCAGGACACGGTCACGCAAGACGCGGACGCGTCGGCCGACCTCTTCCAGCTCGGGCGTGAGCATCATGCCGCCACCTCGATGGTGTCGACGTCGGTGTCCTTCATCAGGCGGACCTTCTTCCCGACACCGTAGTCGGCGTCCATCCCCGCGGTGGCCGCGAAGGTGACCGTGTCACCGACGCGACACTCCATTGGAGCGCGCTCGCCGAACTGCAACATGCGGCCCGGCCCGACGGCGACAACTTCCCCGCGCAGCGTTCGCTGCCAGTCAGGTAATTTGATCATGCCTTCGGCCTTATCCAGGAGCGCCACCGCAATCAGATCATCAAGCAAAATCTGAGAAAATTCAATCTTCGACATATCTCGTACCTCTCACCTTACGAAATGAAAATTAATACGCTAAACCACTCACCGTCGCGATGGCGCACAGCTCGATAATCGCAATGATCGACGTCGACGTGAACGGTTGACCGGTCACGGTGTCGACCGCGGTGAACTGCATACCGACCTGGCACAGCTGCGACCCCACGTAGGGGAACGTCATCTGCCACGCCGAGGCGAGTACCTGCAGGTACATCGTCGCCGCGAAGGCGGGGTACGTGTACGGGGACGACGCGTTACCAATCGCGCCAGCCGAGTTCAGTGTCACCGGGCTAGACGCCATCGCCACCGTCGCACTCGATATGTCATCGATCTCCAGGCGGATGTCCGTTGGGATGACCGGGGTGTTCGTGTGGTCGACGAACTGCAGATCGAAAAATATGTCCGTGTTCGGGTACGCCTTGACGTTGGCATAAGGTAAAATCGGCGTTCCCTGCAAGTAGCGATTACCGATTTGCGGCACTGTTCTTCTCCAGGTAAGACGCCAAGTAGCTACCTACTCGTTTGGGCACAAACTATCGCCACGAGCGATCCATTCGGATGCCGCAGTAGCACATGCCGAACCGGATCTGTGTGACTATGATCACTTCATCTTCCTGAATGAGCGCTCGCCGCTCGGGCCCTTGAACTCATGCGGTTTCTTGCCGGCGAGGACGTGCTTCGCGCGGTCGACGACGGCCTTGTGCTCCTTCGTGGAGATGTGCCCCGAGACCCAGCTATCAGTCGAGCTGCGGATCGTGTGCTTCGCGCTCTCGCGCATCAACTTCTTGTCCGTCGGCGCGGGCGGCGCCTTCGCGGACGCCAGCTCCCCGTGCTGCTGCTCGGGCTCGGTCACGGACTTCTCGCCCTTCGACTTCTTCGCGCGCTTCTTGTCCTGACCCTTCGGGGTCTTGCTGATGCCGAGGATGGCGCCGAGCATTGGGGCTATGTCAGCCATTTAATTTCCTTTATAACTGGAACCATACATTGAACTGCTGGCTCCATATGATGTTCATCTGGGCGAGTGCGACGAGCGACGTCGGCGCGTTGTTTACCGTGCCGCCGATAAGTGTCAGGGCGGTCACGGCCTTCGTGCAGAAAATGATCAGTATGCTGCCATCGTTCGGCGGCGACGGCAGGTTGAGCGTCAGCGCCGCGAGCGTGGCCGCCGGCTGCAAGATTGCATATAGCGTCTGCGGCCCGATCTGCGGCGCCATGTTCGGGATGTTCACCGTCGCCCCGCTGGAGGGTGAGTTTGTGAACACCACACCGAGTGCCGCGGGCGGCGCGCTCGGGGCGGTGAAGACGCCGCCTATGTATGTGCCGCCCACCTGCGCATTCGGCTGCCCGGTCGCGAGTACAAGCGTATCCGGGGACACGTCGTACGGAGTTACGCCATCCCACTGCACCATGTTGGTGACGGTGGTCGACGAGACACGCGCGTAGAGTGCCATCAGAAAATCGTTATAACGACAACGTACCCGGCGCCACCTGCGCCGCCGGTACCTGCGGTAGCGGTAGTCGTCAAAGCCGAGCCGCCGCCGCCGCCGCCCGAGCCGATGGCTCCAGTCCCACCCGCACCAGCCGCGCCGACAATGGAAGCACCGCCGCCGCCGCCAGCGTAGCCGGGGTAGTATCCCGAGGGAGCTGCGGGAGAGGTTCCAGGATTGTTGGCCGTGCCACCGGCGGAGCCAGATCCATTGCCTGAGCCTGTGCGGCCACCGGAACCGCCGGAGAAGGCGCTTGGAGTTACACTGATTCCCCCACCAGCTCCACCACCAGCGCCACCGAGGTAGGCATTGCCGCCATTGGTGCCAGCGCCGGTAACTCCACTACCTCCACCGCCGCCACCTCCACTTGTGCCGTTGCCGCCGAAGGAGCCGGAACTGCCCGCAGCCGCGCCGACTGCGCCGGCTGAGCTTCCTGAGCTGGTGGTCGCGCTGCCACCTGCGGTGATATTGCCGCCGCCGCCTCCTGAGCCTGAGGCGGCGGCAACCTGGCCACCCGCAGACCCGCCTCCACCGAAGGCGGAAAGCCAAGTCCCAAAGGTCGTGGTGCCGCCGACGGCGCCATTGCCGCCGGCTGAAGCCGAGCCGGCCGTCCCTGCAGTCCCACCAGCCCCGATGGTTACGGTCTCGGTAGCTCCGAGGGTCGAGGTTGGAAAGGTCTCGTCTTGAAACCCGCCGCCACTCCCGCCCGCCCCACCAGAGGCTGCGGTTCCTGAAGCCACTTGCGCGCCACCGCCTCCACCGCCGCCACCACCGAGCGCGATAACGCGCGTCGACTTGGGCAGCCCGGCCGGCTTCGTCCATGTGCCGCTGGAGGTGAACACCTGCACATCGGTAGCGGGTGTCCCAGAGAGATCGGTCGAAGGTCCGCCGCCATTCGTGACGGTGATACTCCGATCGTTACTCGTGATCGTAGATATTGAGCCGCCGCCCGCGCCTCCTGCGGCGGCTCGGAGGCTCACGATCCCTGCCCGGGTGTGAACTCAAACCCTGTGACAGTACTCGCGATGAAAAAAGAATCGCATGGAATCTCAAATGTCTCGACGGTGCCGCCGAGCATGGTTATCGTGTTCGGTGTGCCGGTCACTGCCGGGGCAGCTCCGGCCAATGCCGTCGCCGCCGCAGCGGTGCGCCCCCATGAGAATCGCTGGATCGATGTCGACAGATTGATAACGCGGAACATGTAGACACCGCCCGCGTTCTGATTCGCCACCTGGGATGCGGTGTTTACCACCAGGGCTGTCGGCCCCGTCGGCTTGAAAACTGTATCTATTGACATTCTTCTAACCGCCTACTCCACCCTGGCCGCCCATGATTTCAACGGTGCCGGCTGCGGCGACGTTGAAGAAGGCGTTGGGAGGAACTTCGATATAGACCGCCTCATTCGGTAGCAAATACAAGCTGCTGGGGCCGGGAGCCGCCGGAACCGGCGTGGTCGCCGCGGTAGCCCCCCAGCTGATGCGTGTCGCGGCACTGGCCGCGGTCGTGTTCACAACGCGAAAAGTAGTCACACCGATCTGTCCGCTCTGGCCACCATTCAGCTGCGCGGGTGCGCCGGATGTGATAGCTAGCGAAGAGCCTTTCGGCTGGAACGTGGTATCGATGCTCATTTCTTCCCCTCAGCCCACTCGTTCATTTCGCGCTTGTGGTCAGCGCGCTGCTCCTTCGAGCGTGTGCCCTTGCGCTGGCGCTCATCGGCATGCATGAACTCTTTCCCAACGGCGACCGACGGGCCGCCGCCCCCGGGTTTCTTCCACCCGTGAGCGGCCGCCCGCATCAGTTTCGCTTGCGCTGGAGACTTGCTTGGCACTTAGCGGTCGCGCAGTGCCTGGTCGCCCATCTTGCTGGGGTCTTCGCCCGGGCCCACGGCGCGGGAGTAGATGCTGGAGGCGGCGCTGGTCAGGTCGCTCTGGAGTGAGCCAGAGTCCGATTGATCCATCTTATCCGCCACGTTGGTCTCCTCAGCCGAGTGGCCCGGGCGCTTCTTGCCGTAGGTTCCCTCGACGCCGGCTTTGCGGCCCTTCAGGTACGTTTCGCCGCTCTCGTTGGCCTTGTCGCCGTGCTTGCTGTTTACTTTGCTCATGTGAAAAAATCCTTCCTGTTGAAATCGAAAAATTAAGCTGCGACGCCGCCAGAGTTTGTGGTCTGGAAGGTCACCGTGGTCGGGGACGTGATCGTCACGACATAGACGCGCTCGGTCGATGTCAGGATGCTGCCGCCCGGGGCGGCAATAGTCACACCGGTGCCCGGCGACAGCGTGATCGTCGCGGAGTTCAAGTTGATCAGCGTCAGCGTCCAGTTCACATTGAACAGGTTCGGGACGCCGGGCGGCGGGTTGACGCCGGCCGCAAACGAGCCCAGACCTTGCTTGTACGCCGTCGCCACCGCGTTCTGAATCTGCGCGATGATGTTGATCGCGGAGTCAGTCGTGATGGTCGTAGCAGCCTGACCGCTGAAGCTGACGTAGCAGTCGCCGGCTCCGGCAATCGACGCCGCCGCCAGCGTGGTGCCGGTCGCCTGCGTGGTTGCGTTGAATTGCGACTGCGGCAGTACGCCGACCGCGTTATAGAAATCGTCTCGGAAGACGCCCAATGCTGTCATGAAATTTTCCTCGTATCAACTCGTCGCCGCCTGTGGCGGATAAGCAGCAGGCGTATGCCTGCATGAAATTTTATTCTGCTGGGCCCGGCGCGCTCCCGCCAGCGCCACCGAACGGTCCCAGCTTCGGGGTCGTCGGTACGTTCGCGGCCGGGGTCGCCTGCGTGACCGAGAGTCCGAGCGACATCGCGGCCGAAACCGACTGGTTCGTCGGTGCGTTCAGCGCATTGATCGGCTGCTGCGCGAGCGCGAGCACCTTCCCAAGCACGTCGGGTGTGGTCTCTGAAATGTTCGAGCCCCCGAACGCGCCCCAGATATCGCCGCCCGCGCCCGCGGTAGTAGCGGGTCCGGTCGAGATCGTTATCGTGTGGTTCGAGCCCAGCGAAAACGAGAGCCCGGCCGGCGGGTTCTGGCTGATCACGATACCGGCGGGCACGGTCGGGTGCTCCGACTGCACCACCGTGACGATGAAGCCGGCCGCCACCAGGATCGCAGTCGCCGCCGCGGTCGTCAGCCCGACAACGTTCGGAACGGTCGGGGTGCAGGAAAAGGTCGGGAATGCGATGGTGGCTGGTGTGTAATTCAATCCCGGCGTATATAGCGCCAGACCTTTGGTAACGCGAATCTCGTCCAGCTGCCCCGAAAATGACCCTCCATTTTGCCAACCGCCAATATCAACCGTATTCGTGAAAGGTATGATTGTACCCAGGCCAGATATGTTAGTCACACCCTGCGACACGCCATCCGACCACAGCCCGAATGTTGTACCGTTGAACACAAGCGCGAACGCGTGCCAGTTACCGTCATTGATGATCGCCGACCCAGAGACTAGCGACGCGCCACCCAGTGAGCATGTGATGTTAGCCTGAACTATACCTGCACCGGATACAAAAAAACGTAAGCCGTTGGTCGTACCGAAGATGCCCATAGACATCGGGTCTTCGCTGGCCCCCGTAGTCTTTATCCATCCCTCGATCGTCCACGAACCGCCACCAGATAAATCTAGCGCGCCGCTAGCTGTTATCGGTGTCGTTATTTTCGTACCAGTCAGCGCGCCGGACCCAAATTTAGGATTCGTTGTCGTAATCTGCGCGGTGCCGCTCCTGGTCATCACGTTCGCGGCGGGTGACAGGTCGGTAAATGTCGTCTGTCCGTTCGTTCCATCGAACGTCAACAACAAGCTGACCTGCGCGAAGTTCGGGTCGCAGGTCGCCATCGGAATCAGTTGCCCGTGTAGTTCTGCGAGGAGCCGGTGACGGGATACGTGAGCCCACTCGCGACACGCGCGAGCACAGGCTGGGTAATGTTCGCGGCCGGGGTCGCGGCCTGCGGGCTCGCCCCGCCGTTCTGCGGGATGAAGCCGCTCTGGCCGTAGGTCGAGTCCGCCATCAGCACCTGACCACGCGACATCTGCGCGAGGAGTGAGTCGGTGCCGGGCGCCGTGTTCACGTTCGTCGGCACCGAGTTGGTGTTGATGTTGCCCGCCGAGATCTGTGTGCCGGTCAGCTGCTGGACGGCGTTCTGGTTCCCGGGGAGAGTGTACGTCGTCCCGGAGGGCTCGGTATTCGGGTTCCCCTGCATCTGGTTCCCGGCGCCGGGTACGGGCTGCGCGCCCGGATATCCGTCGTTGACTTCAGTCGGGCTGTTGATGCCGAAAAAATTTGTCATGGGTTACCCCTGGTACTGCGGGGCGGCGGGGATGGCCGGCACCTTCACGTCCGCGTTCGCGGGGAGGATGCAGCCGACGCCAGCGCCCGGTGTGTTGGTTTGGTTGAGTCCGCCGGCTCCGAAGCTGTTGCCGCCGGCCGGGCCCTGGTTCGCGGAGCCGCCGAAGATGGTGGAGAACGCGGAACCGGTGCCGGTCGCGGTCGCGTCCGACATGCTCTCATGCACGGTCCGCCCCGGGCGGGAGTCGCGGGTGCCCGCGTTCGTGATGTCGACGTTCGCCGGGCACGCGGCCCGGGAGACTGAGGCCGTGATCGTGTCGCCGCTGCGGTTGTCCGAGTTCGGCGGGAAGAGTCCCACGCCCGGGTTCACGACCTGGAGGATGGGAGTACCCGCGATCCCGGGGGTGGTCCCCTGGAAGGGCTGGGTGTTGGCGACGGTGCCGCCCGGTGTACCGAATAGTGTCATGTGTGTTTACCCTGAGAATCCGCTCGACACGAGGCCGACGCTGTTGCTCGGTATCCCGGCGGCCACCGCGGAGAGCCCGAGGGTGTCGACGTTCACCGGGGTCGGTCCGTTCGCCGACATCGTGACCGCGGACTGGCCGACGGTGTACTGCTGGTTCTCGCCCCCTTGCAGCGGGATCGGTGCCTGGCTGACGCCGCCGTTCGCCTGGTTACCGTTACCCGAGGACAGGAGTTCCATCACCGAGCACGGGTCCGCGCCGATACCGTTGGTGGAGACCGTCCCACCGACGCTGATACCGTTCACGGTGTTCACGAGCGCGTTCGCGGGTACGAGCCCCAAGCTAGCGGCCACGAGGAGCGGCATCCCGGTAGGGAGCTGGATCACCGGGGCGCCCGCACCCGAGGCACCGTTCTGTGCGCCGAAGAAAGGCGACATCGGCTGCCCGATGGCGAGGCCGTCGGTCGACTTGAACACTGTCATTTAATTGCCACCGTATTGGATGGGCGACGCCAGCGCAACGGCCGGCGCGGAGAGTACCTGCTTCGGGTCCGCGAGCTGCGCCCCGCCGAAGTTCGTCGCCGAGTTGCCCGACGCGTTCGAGACCGCGGCACCTAAGCCGCCGGTCCCTGAGACTACCGCCGGGACACCCGGGCCGCCACCGGCGCCGACGCCGTAGCCCGAGACGACACCGATACCGTTCGTCGCGTTCTGTGGGACGCCCTGGCTGATGGCTTGCATCAGGGTCGGGTTCCCGTTCAAGTTGCCGATGCCACCGAGGCCGGCCACCGCGTAGATCTGGTTGAGTGAGACCTCACCACGGGAGACCGCGGCCATGATCGACTCGAACCCCGAGTTAAATACCTGGGGCAGCGTCGCGCCGGCCTGACCGGGCGGCTGGCCCACGACGCCGGGGGCGAAGGGTTGCACCAGCGTCGGCTGGGGCGAGACTGGCTGCGCGCCGGAGGCGGCACCGAAATTACCAAACGTCATAGTGAGAATCCCTCTTGTAGAAATCGCATCGGCATCGGGTCTCTCACCACCCGCTCAGAAAATCATTTGGGCGTCTTGCGTTTGCCCTGCGCCCACTGGTCGAGCTTCTTCTGCTATACAGGCCCCGGTGTGATGTTAGCCGCGACTTGATCTCCGTCCGCCTGTGTGCGGTACCGTACAGGGTGCGGTATCCCACATAAGGATCTTGACGGAAAAAAAGAGAGTGCCTGCAGATTCAAATTTCAAAGCTGGTTGCGGGAGCGGGATTCGAACCCGCGTACCGGGAATATGAGTCCCGGATCGTAGTCCACTAGATCATCCCGCGAAAGTCTGGCTGGCGAGGAAGGATTCGAACCTTCGACCTAGCCGTTAACAGCGGCTTGCTCTGCCACTGAGCTACACGCCAAAAATCAAAAGGGGCCGCCCCAGCTCCTGGGCTGCGGGTGCTCGCCGCCGTGATGCCACAGCAGCCGCGACTCCTCGCAGCACCACTCGCAGGAGTTGCGCTGCTCGAAGAAATTCTGTATCGCGCTCGGGTGGTGCGCGCAGCGCCAGTAGTGCTGGAACATACTTTCCGGTGTGCGGTGCTGCGGAGCCCACCAATCCCAGGGGGTCGTCACGAGAGCGCCGCCTTCAGGAGCGTGAGCGCCATCAGCAGGCACAGGAACAGCCTACCCAGGAACTTCATTGCAGCATCGCCATCAGCTGATCGAACATCGCCCGATCGATCAGCGCGCGGGCTAGTGCCCGGCGCTTCGCTGCGCGTCGGCGCCATCGCTTGCGGTTCATGACGGCCTCTGGTTGCCGGTGTCCCAACTCGGGTCGCCTACTTCCTTGGCGCCGACCTCCGCCATGTCGCCACCGTTCGCGCGCATCATCCCGGCCGCCGCCACCCGCACCGCCGGTATGAACTCATCCGAGCGCATCCCTTTGGGGCCGGCGCAGGTTACGGTGTACTGCTTCCCGTTCGCGAGGAGCGCGACCGCGATCACGGAGCAGTCCGGGTCATCGTCAATCCAGACGGCGTCGGTGATCTTCCAGACGACTCGTGTCGGTACGTCGCTCATCGGCGCTGCACCTTGCGTAGGCGGACGCTCTTCTCCACAGTAGAGCAGTAGCTCTCTATGGTCTTGACGTTGCCGTGCACCTGCCGCTCTAAAATCTGGCGGCAGCTCGGGCACCGGAACCTGTGGACGAACTTGCCGACGATCATCGGCGCGTCTTCCATCGTTCGAGGGTCCGCTGTACCTGGGCGGTTGCGTTCTGGACCTCGTCGACGTACCACAGGATCTGGCCGTCGATACGCACAGGCAGCGGGGCCATCTTCCTGGAGAGGAGGCGGCCCAGCTCACCGTGGCTGCACTTGAAGAGTGCGGTCAGGTTCTCGCGGGTGTACATCGTCTGGGCGCCGGGTGGCGGCCGCTGGGTCTCTGTCGTCATGTTCTCACCAGGGGCGAAGTGTAGGTCCCCTCCACTTAGTTTAACGTCAAAACCGAGGGTACCGGGAAAGAGAGGTTGGTGACGATGGTGACGATGTTTTGGTGAGTGACGATGGTGACGATGGTTCCACTCCTTGCCGCTGGGTCTAAACTGTTTTCGACCCCGCCGCGACGATGGGGACGTAACCGTTACCGCCGGTTCGCGTGGGGGTTTTGGGTTCTATGCCGGGACGGCGGGCGACGGTCCTACCCCCAGCGGCAGACCCCCAGGACCAGGGAGCCGAGGCGAGCGTGGAACAGCAGCGGCCAGGCGCTCGGTTGGACCACGAAACGGTCGTATCGTGGTCCGGGTATGAATATCATTCAACTGAGGCCCTGGTTGCATGAATCTCCCGAGGCGTATCTCCATGCTGCGGTGCAACGGGTCGGCGACCAGTAGTGTCTGGTGGTCCCGAGGAGCACACCCCGACGGCCAGGAGTAGGAGCAAGGAGCACACCCCAACGGCCAGGAGTAGGAGTGAGGAGCACACCCCGGCGGCAAGGATCGGGTAGCCGACGGCCAGTCTCATGAAGACCAGGGCGCGCGTGGCCGGCGACCAGCAACAGCCCGCCACACACCCACACCCAGGTGCCCAGGCAGCGTAGCAATCGCGTGCGTGGGCCACACACCATCGTCACCATCGTCACATCTAAGAGCCATCCTGGTAGGTGATGATGTTAGAGCTTAGACTCCTACAAAACTTGAAACTTTATTTATATATACAGTAGTCCCCAGTAGCGGGGGCCTCCAACGGTCTAGGAGCCATCATCATCACCTCCCTTGACCGGGCGCCGGTGGCTGGGTTAGCCTGTAGATAGGGCCACATCACCAGGAGGCAGGCGCCCAGATGGCGACTATATTGAAGGATGAGCGCAGCAAGCGCCACAACGAGTACGCGGGATTGAGGATAGAGATCCTCGACCACTACCGCGTCCTGGCGCTTGTGGGTAAGACACCCGGGGCGAAGGAGCACAGGCTGCCGCCCAAGCTGGGGCACTGGAATGAGAGGCACAGCGACCTCGTACGCGCCGTGGACCCGTGGCTGTGGCCGGTAGTTGACCGCATCGAGGAGCTGCGCGCCGAGCGCGACCCCGAGCTGATCAAGGCACAGCGCACACCAATGCAGCGCGGCAAGAACTTCGGGCGCAAGGGTAAGGGCAGGGCCCGGGTGCAGACAAACCCAGGGGAGTGGCCCCCAATCTACAAATAGAAGAACTGTGACGCACGTCTCACTCACACCCTATTGCAATCCTGAGTCAGATCGATTACTCTGAACACGTACCGAAAACGAGGAGTGACGAGCGATGACAAAAGCCCAATTCAAACGTAAAGCGGTAGCGATGTTTACCCGCGCCAACCCAACAGCGACCGTGGGCGCGTGGGAGTTCGGCCCCAATCCCGTCAAATGGGCCAACGGTAAGACGGGCATGGCCGGCGGGTTCTACGCAACGGCGCCCGGCTATCGGCCCCGCGTGGTAATTGCCAGCATGACGCCCGACGGGTTCGGGGTACGCTAAATGCGCGCCGTTGACATAAAAACAATAACGCGCATCGTAGCCAAATACTACGGCCGGCGCGTTACCCCTCAGCAAGCTATCGAGGAGTTGGCGAGCATAAAACGCAAGGCCGCCGCCGGCTCGCTCGACAATTCGGGCGAGGCGCTGACAAGCCGCGAGCGGAGGATCTACAAGGCCGCGGGCTACAAGGCGCCGGCCAAGGGCGTGCGCGCCACGGTGGACGATGTGGTGAGCGGCTCGGTTGCCCGAGGCTTCGACCTCGCCGCCTACAGCACCAGCTGGCTGTACGCGTCATGAGCCAGACCATACCCGCCGGCTACAGCATGCTCCGCATGCCCGGCAAGGACCTGTTCACCTTCGCCCGCCCGGACGCGAGCCTGCCACGCAGCACCTGGCTCACGAAGGCCGAGACGCTGGATGCGATATGGGCCGACTTCCGTGCCCGCGCGACCGCCGCAGCGCACCGGGCGGCGTCGTGATCTACCTCTGCATACTCACCGCCGCATTCGCCCTGCAGCTGCTCCTGGATTGGCTGCAGCGCCTGATCAACCGCAAACTCTGGAGATTGAAATGAGAAAACGCTACTATCACTTTGTCGGCGACACCCTACGCGACGGCTCGCCGATACCTAAAGACGGTGAGTGGATCACGGTCAAGGGTGAGATCGAATGCTGCAGCAACGGTCTACACGCATCCGAACATGTATCAGATGCGCTCCAATACGCACCAGGTCCGACGCTGTGCCTGGTCGAGCTACGCGGTAAAATCGAGTCGCAGAGCGACAAGGTATGCGCCCGCAGCCGCAAGATAGTGGCCCGCTTCGACGCAACGCAGCTACTTCGAGATGATGCTCGCGCGTCCGCGTTGAGCGTCATACATCTTTGGAAGTCAGAGGTGCCGCCGGCAGTTCGCCATTGGCTGGAGACTGGCGATGAGCAGTACAGGAGCGCGGCTTGGAGCGCGGCTTGGAGCGCGGCCGATAGCGCGGCCAGGAGCGCGGCTTGGACCGCGGCCGAGAGCGCGGCCGAGAGCGCGGCCGAGAGCGCGGCCAAGAGCGCGGCCAGGAGCGCGGCTTGGACCGCGGCCGAGAGCGCGGCCAGGAGCGCGGCCGAGAGCGCGGCCGAGAGCGCGGCTTGGACCGCGGCCAGGAGCGCGGCTTGGACCGCGGCCGAGAGCGCGGCCCGGAAGAGATTACAAGATGCGGTAGACGCGAAGTTCGCGGAGACACTGAAGTGAAGAACCGAGGCAACCCCTTCAACGACGGCCTGAAGTTCGCGATACCAATCACCCTGATCATGTGGGCGCTCTTCATCTGGCTCGTACTCCTCGTAGGGGGCTGCGCCACCTGCCGCGAGCACCCGCTCGTGTGTACTGTAGCCGGCGCGATCGTGGTGGGGAGCGTGGCCGCCACGATAGAGGCGAACAGCGGCCACGACGGGCGCGACCGTAACCGTGAGCACATCACGCCACCGAACTGCGCAGCTAGCCCGGCCTCATGCCAATGAGCGCTATCATCCGCAACAGCGCTCGCTGCAATCACTGCGGGCAGGAGATTGAGTCCACGCACCGGCACGACTTCCGGCCACACTACTGCCCGAAGGTGCCACGCAAGGCGCTCGCGTGGGTGGACGGGGTACTCTCCCAAGAGCCTGAGCTAACCTTCAACTTCGCGGTCGACGGCGGGAAGGCGTACATCCGCCGGCTGGGTGAGCCCACTGAGTACACGGACACCAGCGAATTTACAGACCAGGAGGCGATATGAGCAGACTATGGGACAAAATGCTGAGACAGTTCGGTGTGGAGATGAAGACGGCGCCGCAGCCCGCACAGCAGCCACGATACCGCATCGTGAAGGTAGTGGAGGATGGCGCGTACCTGCGCTTCCAGGTTGAGGTGTTCACATCGCACTGGGCATGTGACGATGACGTATGGCTGCCGGCGGAGCAGGGGGACGGCTACCGTACGCTGGAGGGGGCCGAGCGGCGCGTGCAGGAGCTGCTGAATCCAGCGCCGAAGATCTCCAGGGAAGTGGTGGCGACGTACTGAAAGTGTGATGTAGGTCTCGCTTTCCTTATAATGATCGCGTATAGTTGGACCCATGAACAGCAGCAAACAGAAATACGAAGATCTACAGATCGCTCTGGCGAGCGCCGAGAAAGTGACCGGCCTCTACCTGGCTGACCCAGGAGTGGACCGCGAGAACATCGAGCGCTCGCTCCTGAAGGCTGACTGGACGGACGCATACTGGGACGCGATGTACGAGGCCGCTGCCAGCTCCGCTGGCTTCCGCGCCGCGGACGCTGGCAAGGACATCAACGAACTGATCGGTCGCGTAATTTACTAAAACTAGGAGATTGAAAATGGCGAACAAATTTGACGGCGACGTGAGACCCCTGAGCAATGACCCCCGCTACATGGGCGTGGTCTTCAGCGGCACGATCGATGAGGCGCTGGCGCAGGCCAAGGCGGCCCCCGACTACGGGCTCCCCGAGCAGTTCGTGCCGCGCGGTGTGGCACGCAGCCGGGGCGCGCTCCTGGAGCACCTGAACCTCCTGAAGGGTGTAGGCATCGACTGGATGCGCGGCGAGAACCTGGAGGACGACAGCGTCGAGTACGGTGTCCCGGCGGTCGCCGCCCCCGGCGTCTTCAGCATCGCGCACCAGGAGAACCTGGAGCGGCAGCTGGCGGCGCAGTTCCCTGGCGCATGGGGGCAGTCATGATCCCCCTCGAATTGCGCAAGGGGTGGGAGCCCGCGCACCCGGTTCCGCACAGCCCGCACACGGGCCTGAGCAAGCGTGAGTACATGGCGCTCCACATCCTGGGCGGCAGCTTCTCGGTCACCCCGGACGGCAGGCTGCCCTCGGTGGCCGACGCCGTCAGGCTCGCCGACCGCCTACTTGAGGAGCTGGCGAAGTGATCATCGGCAGCCCCAGCGAGCAATTCGAGCGCGGCTACCGTCGCGGCCTGCACGATGGCCGCACCCAGGAGTCGAGCGACCAGGACTTCGCCTACAAGAGCGCGGACTATGAGCGCGGCTACTGGGCCGGCTTCAAGGCAGCGCGACGAGGAGAATCTGAACATGGATAAGTTCGACCTGTTCCTGAAGAACCTGGACGAGCTACTGGCGACGCAGCCGTACAAGCTGGTAGGTGACGCGGCCGCGGGTTACTGGATGGCGGTACACGCCGTTCGCAACGCCGCACACGTCGCGAAGTACGCATCGCAATCGGATGCCACACCACCCGTGTCGCGATACAGTGCGATACGGTTTGAGGTGAAGCCATGAAGCGCTCACTCACTCAGCGCCACGACAGCTTCATGCGGTACGAGATCGCGTGCCTCTTCATCGCTGCGATTTTCTTCATCGGGCTCGCGGCGATGGTCATCTACGAGGTGCCGCTGTGGAGACCGTAGCCGATTTCTTCGCACACCGCCGCCGGGCGCTGGCGCTGGAGGAGGCGATTGCGCACATCGTGCAGACGTACAAGAACGAGATCACCGACTGGTGCGGCCACGATCTGGCGATAGAGATCGCCGCGGACAAGCTGGGATTGCAAGAGTCAACGGTGCGCCGTATCATAGCGAGCGCCGGCAACATCTGGTAACACGAGGAGACTGAGGAGACAGCCATGAAATATGCAGTCAGCATGCAAACGGAAAACACCAAGGGCGGCATTAACGAATGGGTGCTACTCACCTGCGGAGCGTGGGCCTCTGAGCACTCGCTACGGCACCGACCAGACTTGGCCCACATTCAAAAGCCGGAACTATTCCCAAGCAAACGAGCTGCCGCTATGGAAGCGCGGCGACACGCGCACGCGAGCGCTCGCAAATGGGACTGCGCTGCTGATGCCGAGGCGAAGCAATGAACAAGCCTACTCCGCCGCCGGCACACCAGCGCATCGAGCCCTGCGGCTGTGTTGTGAGCGAGAACCCCGGGCACATCCACACGAGGCTCTGCGTGCAGCACGCGAAGCAGTATTTCATGTCGCTGCCAAAGGACGTGGTCACGAGCGAAAGTAATCTCGATCTGATCGGGGAAACGAGCAAGCTGGCTGGGTGATCTAGACACCGCAGCCGGAAGTGGGCTGGCGACAGGAGGGTACAGCCCCTGTGAATGTCGCCAGCCTGCGGTACTTGACAGTGAAGCGCACTGTGTTAACTTGAGATTATCAGCAACAGGAGACTCTATGCACCCGGTTACCTACTGCGAGCGCATCCTACGCGGCCTAGCCTGGTTCTGGGTGGCCGTGCTCGCGATCATATGCGCCGCCGCGCTCCCGTATCACCGCGGGCTGCCGCACAGGCCCGTGGACAGCCTCACGAACTGGGGCCAGGGCAGAACACCATCCGATAACGTCTGCCCGCCAGACACCGTCAGATTCGAGGTCGACGACATCTTCCTCGAATGTTTCCGCACATCTCAACCAGGAGTAAATTGATGCGCTCACTTGTCATAGTTGTAGGTTCCGCGGCCCTGTCCTTCCTCGCTGTTCTGGGTGGTTTCTATTTCCTGAACAACCTCAAGCAGACACCGAAGCCCGACCCAGCACCCGTCATCGTTGTGGCCCCGAAGCCGTCGGCATCGGCATCGGCATCGGCATCGATTACCCCCATCTCGCTGATCGCGATCAAGGACTGCGGGAAGCTGCTCGGTGTCCTGATTGTGCAGTCTGATGGCGTCATCGACAACGTCCCCGGCCCCCTCGACGACGCAGCCCGCGCCGCGATCAAGGGGCTGGCTGAGGCCATCGGAAACCCGAAGCACCTCGTCACCATCGACATGCCCTGCCACCTCCCGAACGGTGAGGAGCACCACGAGGGCGAGACGACGGCGTCAGTGCAATAATGAGCCCAGGTGCTACGCTTGACGAGTGGAATCACTTCGACCTGATCTTAGGATTAGGCGGGAACCTGCTACCGTGCGTCCCGTACTCGGCTGACGTCAAGGTGGCGGATGGCAGCGCGCTCGAAGGGAAGATCGGGAAGATTCCCTCGATGTTCAACGGGCGCGGCGAGGCGCACGGGCTCACGGGCTGGCAGAAGCGTGAGATCGCGCCCGCCGAGGTGGCGTACTGGTCGAGCGACCGGCGCCTCAGCATGTGCGTGCGGACTGGCCCGATCTCTGGCATCTATACGTTTGACATCGACATCGATGACGAGCGCGCCGACAACGTGAACGAAGACATCGAGCGCACGTTCGGCGTGATCCTACCGACGCGCGTGCGCGACAACAGCTCGAAGCGATTGCTGATGTTTCGGATGGAGGAGACGTGCAAGAAGCGCAAGATCAAGCTGGACGAGAGCCCGCGCGGGCCCGCCATCGAACTCCTCGCCGACGGCCAGCAGTTCGTAGCGTGTGGCACGCACTCCTCTGGTGTGCGCTATCAGTGGGAGCCCGAGCTGCCTTCATCCATACCGACGATCACAATGGATCAGCTGAATCAGGTCTGGTCGACGCTGACTACAAAGTATGCGAAGAGTTCTACAGCGCCCGCCCCGACTGCTCCGGCGACGGCGTCGAGCCCATCACCGGAGAATCCCCCGGAGGTGATGACGACGATAACCGAGGAGGACTGGCAGCACCTCCTGCAGTGCCTGCGGTTCCTGCTCGACAAGGTACAGGACAACGACACCTGGAGCGAGGCGGGCTACGCACTCCTCTCGCTGCAGGGTAGCCGCCCCGCTGAGCAGCTGTGGCTGGATTTCAGCCGGAAGGCTGTAGGCTACGAGCCAGGCGCCGCCGAAGCCTGGTGGGCCTCCCACCGCAGCCAGGAGCCGCGCACCGACTACCGCCACATTTTTAACATGGCCCGCCAGCGCGGGATGATGAAGGTCGCGGACCCGGCCGCGTTCACTCCCGTGCCGGAGCCCGACGCCCTGGTCGACGTCGTCCCACCCGAGGTGCCGGCGAATCCCCGGACACTGATACGCTTGAGTGAGGCGGAGTTCTCGAACATCACGAAGCAGCTGGAGCAGGCGATCACCCCCGAGGTCTACACGCAGGGGTCGCACCTGGTGCGGACCACCGAGGCCCACACCGATGAGACCATACAGCGCAGCGCCGACGCGCTGATGCTGATACCCGCCACGAAGGGCTGGGCCCGGATACGGTTCGGTGAGATCTGCGAGTTCCAGAAGTACGTCGCGAGCCAGGGCGAGTGGCGGCCGGTGGCCCCGAGCGCGGAGCACATCAACACCCTCCTCGACCGCGGGAGCTGGACAACTTTCAGGCCGCTGGATGCCATCGCCCGGGCGCCGTTCCTGCGCGAGGACGGGAGTATCTGCGACGCGCCGGGCTACGACGCCGCCTCACGTACGCTGTACGTCCCCAGCATCGCCTTCCCACCGATACCGGAGCGGCCGACGCGTGAGATGGCGCAGGCGGCGCTCGCGCGGCTGCGTGAGCCCTTCAACGAGTTCCCCTGGAAGGAGGCGGCCTCCGAGTCCGCGTTCGTGTCCCACATCCTCGCGGAGGCGTCACGGCTCGCGATGGAGCGGTGCCCGATGTACTTCTACGACGCCCCGATGGCCGGCACCGGGAAGAGCACGCTGCAGGAGATGGCGGCCCGGATCGTACACGGGACGGAGCCGGCGCTGCGGCCCTGGGTGGCGGACGAGGACGAGCTACGTAAATCCCTCTACGCGTGCCTGATGGCGGGTGACAGATCGATATGGTTCGACAACGTCCCGGACGGGAACAAGGTCCGGTCATCGGTGCTTGAGGCGTTCCTGACGAGCGCGGTCTGGAAGGACCGGAAGCTGGGTGAGAGCATCACCAGCGCGATACCGAACAAGACGGTGCTGGTGGCGTCGGGCAACAACTTGACGCCGGTCTCAGCGCTCGCGCGGCGGAGCATCGTGATCCGGCTGGATGCGAACACCGAGAACCTGCGGGAGCGTGTCTTCAAGATCGAGAACCCCCGGACCTACGTGATGGAGCACCGGGCCGCGCTCTTAGTCGACGCGCTGACCATCATCAAGGCATACCTCGCAACGTCCGGGACCGTGAAGATGCCGGTGACGCTACCCAGCTTCGAGCGGTGGTCGCGGCTCGCGCGGGACCCGCTGATCTGGCTCGGTATGGCGGACCCGGTTATCACGCAGCTGAATGAGACGGACGACGAGACCCGGAACGTCGGCCCGATCTTCGAGCGGCTGGTCGCGAACTTTGGTGACCGGACCTTCACCGCGGGCGACATGGCGCGGATCGTCGGCAGCCTCTCGGATGAGCACAACGTGCTCTCTGACTCGCTGATGCAGATGGGGTGCGCGGAGCCCACGAACCCGATCAAGGTCGGGTACTGGCTACGGGCCTCGAAGGACAAGATCGGCTCGGGGCTGAAGCTGGTACACGACGGCCACAGCAAGTACGGGGTGAGGTGGAAACTTCAGAAGATGGACGGCGGGTTGGTATGACACAGAACGCTGCCGAAGTGTTTATAATTCAGCTAGCCCGCGCGGGCGCGAAAACCGCTCACCGTTTTTTACAGATGCGAGACGTGCATGAAACCACCAGGGATGATATTATTGCCGCCGCTATCGCGTGGTGCTGGGAGCACCGCGATAATTACAGTTTGACGACTACACTGGAGACATGGTTTATGAACGCAGTTCGCCACGCATGGGAGTCATGGCGCCGCAAAGAGTTACCGCCGTCGGATATGTCTCTAGATTATATACGCGGCAGAGACGACACGTACAATATCGTCGCCGCAGAAAACTCAGCGGCGGCGATAGTTCGCGAGCTACATGGACCGGAGCGGCGAGTGGCCGCCCTCACCATGCAGGGTTACACGAAAGCAGAGATGCTTGATATGGGAATCAGAGAGGTTGACGTCAAGCAATCCCGCGCCGCCATCAAGAGGCTCCGCGAACTTCTACCTGACCCATCAACGTACTCTATTTTGATAAACACGCCTTCTAGCCTGTCGTCGAGCGGGGACTACAATTCAGATGACGAGGATCTGTCTGATATGGAAGCCTCGAAAGAGGAGTCATGGATAGACCGTGTTATAGCCAAGCTGGATTTACCCCCTCGTCACGGAAAAGAATGCCCACCATGCTGGCGCTGCATGTGGTTCGAGGGCTTTATGCCGTCAGGTATACCGATCCGTATGTCTGTCGCTGACAACGAGGTCCGAGAAGCGGTTGCGAATACAGAAGCTAGAAAACTCGCAATCGCGCAGCAGGTACGGGACTCAGGCAATGCGTGAGAGGGTATGACGGGAAGATGGTGCAGTTCAACATCCCCGCGTACCTCTTCGATCCGGTGGAGTACGCCAAAGCTAAGTGGCCCGAGTGGTTTACCAAACAGGAGAAGACGGCATGAGTGTAGATGCGAAAGTGATGACGGTAGTCGGAGCGATCAAGCAGTCGCTGCAGCAGGCGGGCGGCCCGGGGTCGAGCGTGAACAGCCACCCGAACCCGTTCTTTTTGAACGTGACGGGTGAGATCAACTTGAAGCATATGGCGGAGGCGGTTATCGCGCGGCTGGAGGAGTACGAGGCGGCGCTGAAGGTAAAGATCGAGAAAGAGATCAAAGCAGCGATGGCCGAGACAGCGAAGCTCTTCGCTGAAGGCCCTCTTAACGCACCGCAGCAAAAATAGTTCTTGCGGCCCTGGGCGAGGTGTATATACTGGCCGCACGTAACTTGAACCTGGAGAATCAAATGGAAAATGAAATGAAGTTGGCGCGCGAGGCGAACTCCCTCTCAGGTTTGAGCAGCCGACAGGCAAATATATACCGCAGAGCGCGCGAAGCTGGCGCCACGCATGAGCAAGCCATGAGTCAAGTTCAAAAAGCCATCAAAGCGGGGCGTGCGTGACATTTAAACACATCGGCAGCGATTTGCTTCCGAAACCCCTGCGCATCAAATAGGAGAATCGAATGAGCAAATTGACCCTACTGGTAGCCCTGGCGCTATGAGACAGGCGTACCTCGAAGACATCGCCCACAAGCGCGAGAACCCCAAGATGGACCTGTGGACGTTCGCCGGCACGGAGCCGGCGCGCTGGTTACCGTGCCCGAAGAAACACTGGTTCGACACCAACACCAACGGATTCAGCGAGGAGAGCTAGTGCGATACATCTACGTCAGCAAGCCCGGCGGTAAGCCGATGAACATCGGCATGAACCAGGCGAAGCGGGTCGCGCGCTCCGCCGACAAGCGCGACCAGGCGCTGGTGCTCGCGCAGCTCGGTCCCGGGCTACCGCGCCAGCACAAGCACCACCAGGAGCTGGTGCAGCGCCGGCACCGGTACTACCGCGAGGCGCACGAGGAGTTCGTGCGCTCACAGTCCAGCGGAGAGGTGAATGGAAACTAATTACGGTCTGGACGACTGGGAAGATTCACAAACGGAGCCTTGGGGCGACGACGACGAACAGGACCAGAGCATGGACGACCCAATGGCGTATCACCAGTGCCTGGTCTGCAAGAAGCCGATGAAGCGCGTGGAGACTGCGAACTACGGTCCCGGCTGGGTGTTCGACTGCAAATGCTTGGATGCCGTTCCGCCACAGTCTGATGCCGAGGCGAAGCATGGATAGCGTCGCGCTCCGCAAGACGACCATCGAGACCCTGGCGCTCCTGGTCGAGCGCTATCCGAACCTGCGTATCGGGCAGATTATCTGCAACGCGGGGGTTGGTGACCCTTACTACGTCACCGACGAAACACTAGCGCGCGGGTTGAATCAACTTTTTATTTCCTATACGCAGCTGGAAGCAGCAGGGATTCAGAAGCGTGGCTAGATCGTGCTCATGGTGTTCTAAGCCTCACTTGGCGAGAGGTATGTGCGCCATGCACTGGGCGCGTAGCCGCAAAGGTTACCCTCCTATGGATGCTCCGCCTCGCGCTGCCGGTGCTGGGTTCATAGACACCCAAGGCTATAGAAAAGTGTACAGGGACGGAAAAAATCAAGCTGAGCACCGATACATCATGGCACGCCGTCTTGGACGAAAACTCCTCAAGCATGAGACGGTTCACCATAAGAACGGCAACAAGCAAGATAACAGAATTGAAAATTTGGAGTTGTGGTCCACGTCGCAGCCGATGGGACAGCGAATATCTGACAAACTGAAGTGGGCGCATGAGTTGATCGCCCAGTACGAAGGTAAACTATGACCGCGCCCCGCTTCAACATCCTCACCCAGCACGAGCTGACTATCGACCTCTCGCGGCCGGCGATGCAGTACCTGCTCTACGCACTCCAGGACTGTGGGGTTGCCACCGTCGACTACGCCCTGGAGTGCGAGCTTGACAACTTCCGCAACATGCTCCAGAATCTGCTGGAGCGATCGGAACCTGCAACTGGAAACTTTGATCTGATAGGAGGCTGAGATGACAACCGAAGAAGCGAGAGGGTTGGTACGCCGCATCCTGGAGAAGGAAGCGCGCGGGCTACCACGCGGCAACGCCGTCAACAGCGTGCTGGCCGGAATGTCTACCGAAGAGCGGGAGCAGGTGCTGCGGCAGCTGACCGTAGAGGATAATCACGGGGTGTCGCTGTGACCGTCCGCTTCACTCCGCAAGGCTGCAAGGTGGAGACCACCTGCATCATCCAACCGAACGGCACCTACACCGAGGAGATCACGCTCTCCGTCGACCCCGGGAGCCAGCTCTCGCTGATGGTCGAGGAGCGCGCCGCCCGGGAGATAGCGCCCCGCGCCGGCCTCCCGCCAAAGGGCTCCTCGCGCGTCCGGTCGACGCGGCACGGGTTCGAGCTGGTACCGGAGCGCCGATGAGTTGGAATCGTAAAGCGTGGTTGAAGACTGCGAACGGGCGCACGTATCTGAAGCGTTCTCGGACCGCAGCGCAGGCTAAGCTACGGGCGGCCTTTACTACGTTCATCCGAGCGGAGAAGAGCCGCCCCTGCACCGACTGCGGCGGAGTCTTTCCGCCATGCGTGATGGATTTCGACCACGTACGCGGAGTGAAAATGTTCAACCTCTCCGACGGTTATAACAAGCCGGTGGCTAAATCTCGAATTGAGATTGCAAAGTGCGATCTGGTGTGCTCCAATTGCCACAGAATCCGCACTACCATCCGCCGATACGGGGCAATCTGATTATGAAACAGGCAGTTGCGTACACAAGAGTTTCTACAGCTGAACAAGGTAGGTCCGGTCTCGGGCTGGAGGCCCAGCGCGCCGCCATCGAGGCGTTCGCGGTGAGGGAGGGGATTACCATCTCTGGCTGGTTCTCCGAGAGCGTGTCAGGCAAACGGATCTCGGACACCCTGACGGAGCGCCCCCAGCTGCGCGCCGCGCTGGAGGCTTCTCAGGCGCTTGGGGGGCCCGTCCTGGTCTCCAAGCTGGACCGCCTGAGCCGCGACGTCCACTTCATCAGCGGGCTGATGGTTCACAAGGTCCCGTTCCTGGTCGCCGAGCTGGGGGCCGATATTGACCCGTTTATGCTGCATTTGTTCGCTGCTTTAGCAGAAAAGGAGCGGAATCTCATATCGCAGCGCACCAAAGCCGCCCTCGCGGCGCTCAAGGCCCGGGGTGTGAAGCTGGGCCCCAAGAACCCGAACCCGACCGCCGGCAACGAGGCGAACCGAGTGAAGTGGGCGAAGATCAGATCTCAGAAGTGTGACGCATGAACGCCCTCACCTTCGCCGAGCGCTACGCGCAGGCCCGCCTCTACGCCGCCCAGGTCCGCACCCGGCGGATGCTGGGGGACCGCTACGCACACTCCAAAATCAACCACGTCACCAGAAGGAAGCTAGTCAATGCGAATGTCGAAGCAGAACCATCCCTGGCGTAAGGGGCGCTCCGGGCGCTTCGCCGCCTACTTAGAGAGCCTGCCGCCGCCCGAGCGGCAGCAGGTGGAGGCCGCCGAGCGGGCCTTCATCTACAAGGCGACCATGTTCAGCAGCCCCTGGCTCGCGGTCGCCCGGGACTACGCGGAGAGCCTGAGAGGGGTGTGTTGACCGAGGGCTGATTTTCTGTTACCTCTGATTGTGTACGTACTGATTCCACAACTTTAGGAGATCGAAGACAATGAACCATTCCAAGATTGCGGCTGCGCTGCACGCGCTCGCCGACGCCTTCCTGGCCGATGTCGACGCCGTCGAGGAGGCGGTGACCGGAAAAAAGGGGAAAGGCAAGGCGGCAGCTGCCGCTGCGGCGGCACCGGCTTCGAGTCCTGTGTCACCGGCACCCGCCTCTGCGGAGCCTGTGGCGGCGCCAGCGCCGACCCCACCCCCGGCCCCTAGCGTCACCATCGCCCAGGTGAACAAGGCGGTCCTCGCGGTCGCCGCGAAGAACCGGGACGCCGCGGTGGCGTTGCTCGGCAAGTTCGGCCTCACGACCACGGTCGGCCTCCCGCCCGAGAAGTATCAGGCGGTGTACGACGCGTTCGAGGAAGAGATCGCGAAGCTGGACGCAGCCGCGGTACAGGTCGCGCAGGCGTCACTGGTCTAAACTGAGTTCCCGCAAGGGGCACCGCGCTCCCGGACTTCCCGTATAGGGGTCAAGGGTCGTCAAAGCGCACCGGATCGTGGTAACCGGAGGAGGCTGAAGCTGTGATAATTATCGACCGACCGCCGAACTTCGAGCAGATCAAGGTCGCGTTCCCGCGAGCGGAGAACCCCGGGGTCGTGTTCGCGTACGGTGACCGCATCTATAATCCTTCGGGCAACGTGATCCCGCCCGCGCTGATAGCGCATGAAGAGGTTCACCTCAACCGGCAGAGAGATGCCGGACCAATTTACTGGTGGGACCGGTATCTCACCGACTCGGAGTTCCGCTACACCGAGGAGCTGCTGGCGCACGTCGCCGAGTTCAAGCACCAGCGGGGGAGCGACCGTAACGCGAGCGCGCGGCTGCTGCTGTCGACCGCGCTGCGGCTGGTGGCCCCGCTGTACAACTACGTTCCGCCGCGGACGCTGGGGGATGCGATGAAGGACCTACGGCGGGAGATTGCGAAGTGAGGTACGTGTCTTGAGTTCACATTCTATTTTAGCCCCCTCGGGTTCCTCCCGCTGGCTTCGCTGCGTCGGCGCGCTCTACCTCTCGCGCGGTGTCCCGGACCCGGATAAGGAGCACAGTGCCAGCGGGACCTGCTCCCACTGGCTGCTGGAGTGGCAACTTGAGCACCCTTCGCTTAACTTGGACAGCTGGCTAGGTAAAGAACTTACCTTCGGCGAGAACCCGGCCTTCACGTTCAAGGTCGACGAGGAGCGCCTGGACCGTGTCCGCTCCTGCGTCAACGTGATCAACCGGGAGCCGGGGGAGATGCTGGTAGAGCACCGCCTCAACACGACGCCGGTGCTCGGTGTCCCGGACCAGGAGGGGCACTCCGACATCATCAAGCTGTACCCCGAGGGCGGCGCCGTCGTCAACGAGCAGCTACACAAGGGCGTGCTGTCTGTCCACGACTACAAGGACGGCTACCTCCTCGTCAACGCGAGGGACAACACCCAGGGGCTGATCTATCTCTGCGCCGCGATGATCGAGTTCAGCCTCGTCGGCGACTTCAATGCGTTCCGGTTCGTGATCCACCAGCCGAAGCTGAACCACTACGACGAGTGGACGTACACCCGCGCGGAGTTAGAAGCCTTCATGGCGCTGGTGCGACCCGTTGCGAAGCTGGCGTACGACATCTACCACGAGACCGTACCCTTCGATCCGCAGAAGCACCTGGTGGCCGGGGAGGAGCAGTGTACCTACTGCGAGGTCCGGGGGCGGTGCGTCGCCCGCGCGAAGCGGATCATGTCGCTGTTCGAGCCGCTGATCAAGCGTCACGAGCTGGACGACAAGTCCCTGGGCGTTGTCTACGCGCAGCTCGATGAGATCGAGGCCGCGGTCAGTGACTTTCGCGCCGAAGCCTTGCGCCGAGCGAAGCTGGGTGTTATCGTGGATGGTCAGAAGCTGGTGTACGGCAACAAGGGCCGCCGGCAGTGGACGGACAAGGCGAAGGCCGAGGCAGCGCTGCAGCTGCTCGCGGACCCGGCGAAAATTTACGAGCCGCGCGAGATAGTCTCGCCGACTCAGGCGGAGAAAATTCTGAAGAAAAGCTACGGAGCAATCGAGGATCTGGTGACGCAGTCGGAGCCGCAGCTGCGGCTGGTGCCACTAGACCACAAGGGGGAGGCGGTGACGCCGATCCAGTTCATCCCGACGCAGGAGCCGGGGCTAGTTTGAAAATCGAAGCAACAGGAGATTAGGTAATGAGCGAAGTCACAGTAAACAGGCAGATCAAGATGGAGAACGTGCGGCTGCTGCGCGTCTCGCTGACGAAGCCCTACGTGGGCAAGGACGCGAAGGTCGACCCGACGACGGGCAAGGCCGAGGGCAAGTACCACATCGACGCGGTCTTCCCGCCGACGCACCCCCAGTTCCCGGAGCTGCAGACCATCATCCGCAACATCGCGAACGCGAAGTGGAAGGAGCTGGCGCAGCAGAACCTGGACATGATCAAGGGGAACAACCAGCGCTTCCCGCTGCAGCGCGGTGACCAGTACCGCCCGGGTAAACCGGACTACGCGGGTATGCTCTACATCTCCGCTGGGAATAAGGACCAGCCGACGATCCTGGTGACGGAGAACGGCGTCAACATCTCGAACCGTCCGCAGGCTCTCGGCGGGAGCCCGGTGGTGCTGACCCCGTCGCACCCGTGCTGGCCGTATGACGGCTGCTACGCGAACGTGCTCCTGGAGTTCTACTCCTACGTCTACGGCAACAGCCCGGGCATCGGCTGCTCCGTCCTCGGCGTGCAGTTCGCGAAGCATGGGACGCGGCTCCGCGGCTCCTCGGTCGCGAGCGGTTCCGAGTTCGGTCTGGTCCCGCAGGACGCGGACGCGGCGCCGGCAGGTGCCGCGGCTCCGGCCACGGGCGGCGCCGGTCTGATCTAAAGGTCTAGGGGTGGGGGCAGGTTCGAATCCGGCAGAGCACGGCGAGATCCGTGCCGATGGTGTAGTGGCAGCACTCCCCCGCTTTTTGGTCTGATATAAACGAGTTGCTTGGACTCTGCAACATAGGAGGTGATTTTATGTACGCACTCGAAGACATCGTTCGAATGAACAACCCCCAACACAGGGGTGTAGCGCCGGCCGTGCAGCCGGTCCTGGACAACGCCATCCCGGCGGAAGACCAGGTAACCTACGAAACCGCGCAGCCGGTCACTCAGTAGGTTGACGATGATTGCCGCGTTGTACGTGGAATCCGGCCCCGGAGGTTACTCCGGGTTACCGGACGTTGATCCTTGGGATATTGTGCGAGATGCACGACTGTAACGTCTTGTTGGGGATAGCCCGCAGCGTTAAAAACCAGGAGTTAATACGATGACTGAAGCACAAACACCATTCGCCAGCATGGGCTACCAGCCGGTCGGGCCGGTGGTGAACAAGCTGCTGGCGCGGTACCTCCGCACGCAGCGGAAGAACATGCGCCGATTCTTCGCGGAGCGCGGGCTCTTCGATCTGTCGGAGCGCATGAACCAGATACGAAACTCGAAGCAGGGTATGATCCCCAAAAATAGGATGTTCCAAGATGTGCTCAACCGATACGCCAGACTCACCACCCCTCCGGTCGTCGTCCCTCATGTACCGGGAGTTCCAGAAGGTTCAGGAGAACCGTCGCCGGATCTCGGCGCTGACGAAGCCGCGCATCCGTAAGATCAGCGGGACGCAGACATGGGTCTGCGCGCACCGTGAGCGCCCGCTGCTCCAAGGGTTCGGCCCATCACCCGAGATAGCGTACAAGCTGTGGCAACACAACTTCAGGCTGGCGCAGTGAAGCTACTCTTCCTAGACACCGAGACCCGCAGCCGCACCGACATCACCGCCGGTACGGACAAGTACACCCGCGACTGCGAGTGCATGATTGTGACCTACGCCTTCGCGACGGGCCCAGCGAAGATATGGTTCCCGCGCGCCGACCCGATCCCGCCCCGGGACCTGATGGACGCGCTGACTGACCCCGAGTTTCTTATCCTGGCCCACAACGCCGCCTTCGACCGGCTGGTGCTAGACCGCGCGCTCGGCATAAAGACCCCGATCTCGCGCTGGCGGTGTACGATGGCCGCCGCGAGCGCGCACGGCTTGCCTGGCTCACTCGAAGCGCTGGGCAACGTCTGCGGACTCACCGCCGACGAAGGTAAGCTGGTCGACGACAAGCAGCTCATACACACCTTCTGCGAGCCGCAGCCGGCGACGGGCAAGTTCGTCGAGCCCGAGGATATGCCGGTGGAGTGGGCTCGCTTCTGCGCGTACGCCATCCGGGACACGGAGGCGCTGCGGACGATCTTCAACCGGATGCCGGCGGCGAACTACTCCGGGGTGAACCTCCGCAGCTGGATGCTCGACCAGCTGATCAATGAGCGCGGGTTCGGGTTCGACGTGAAGCTGGCGGCTGCCGCTTCGGACTTCCTCGACAGGGCGCGGGAGGCATCGCGGAAGGTGATGCGCGAGAACACCGACGGCCAGATCGGCTCCGCGACGCAGGCGAAGAGGCTCCTCGCCTATATCCGAAACCGTTATGGGATTGACATAGATTCACTCAAAGCTGGAGACGTACGTGACTACCTCGAAAGTGACGACCTGGACCCAGTTCTTCGAACTGTTCTCGAAGAGCGGCTTGAGGCTGGAAAAAGTGCTGGTACTAAATTCAAGACAGGAATTAAACTGGTTGGCCCCCAGAACCGCATCCGCCACTGGTGCCGTTGGTCGGGTGCGGGCCGTACAGGTCGCCACGCCGCCCGGGGCTATCAACCACACAACATGGCACGTCCGTCTGTCACCGTGCGGCGCCCTCCTGGACACAGCCGAGCTGGACGAATCGAGCTGGAGCCGGTTAAGGCAGACACTATTGACTCTATCATCATCCCAGGGATCTACAGCGGCGCTGCACTGAACAACCCGCTGGTGTACGGTGGACCCTTCGAGTCGGTCGCCATCGCGGTACGCCACGGGATCGTCGCGGCGCAGGGTAACGAGCTGGTGGTCGCCGACTTCAAGAACATCGAGACGGTCGTAACGGCCTGGATCGCGAACGAGACCTCCGTGCTCACCGCGTTCCGTGATCTGTTCGAGAACCCCAAGGACAAGAGCAAGGACCCGTACCGGGTCATCGCCGGGAAGATGCTCGGGAAGAAACCCGAGGACGTGAACGAGTCCGAGCGGCAGATGGGAAAGGTCTCGATTTTGGCGTTCGGTTTCGGTGGCGGCGTCGCGGCGCTCGTCAACATGGCAATCGGGTACCAGATGGACTTGGAGCCGCTGCCCGCGTTCGTGCTACCGAGCGCGACGGCGGAGCAGCTGGAGAAGGCGAACCGGGCCTGGGAGCGGGCGTTCCTGACCGGCGAAGACTTCGAGCTGGCGCGCGACGTCTACATGGCGTGCGACGTCTTGAAGCAATCCTTCCGGTCGGCGAACCCCGCGATCAACAAGGTGCGCTACGACTTGAGTGACGCGATCCTCGAAGCGGTCGCCGACAAGAACGGGACCGTGTACCACGTCGCGCGCTGCAAGGTATGGTGCAACGCCTCCTTCCTGGTCATCGAGCTGCCGAGCGGCCGACGGCTGCTGTACGCCGCCCCGATCCTGAAGCATGAGGAGGTCGAGGACCCGCTGGGCGGGAAGAGCTGGAAGTCGCGGTACGTCACGTACCTGACGGTGCGCGGCCGGAGCTGGCGCCGGGAGCGAGCCTGGAGTGGACTCTTCGTCGAGAACATCGTCCAGGCCATCGCCAATGATGTTCTACGCGCAGCCATGCTGCGTGTACACGACGACACGCTGACGGTGCCGGCCATCGCAGCGTACCTGGCGACGCTGGAGCCGTACGCGCGCACTGCGATCAGCCTCCACGTACACGACGAGATCGGGCTCGACGTCCCGAAGGGCTCGTACCCCGAGGAGCGGTTCCTGCGGGTTCTGAAGCAGCTGGAGAGTTGGATGGAGGGTCTGCCGATTGCGGCCGACTTGTGGACAAATCCGAGATACGGCAAGCGGTGATCGCCCATGTCTAGCATATATGACCTGATAGGCGATAGATTAAAAGCATCCGAGTGGTTTGTGGCGCCGGCAGAATTGGCTGCGTGCCGTGAGATGGTGGCTCGTCTTCATTATGCGCGAGGTAGCGCGAACACCGCAGTATACTCGCACGGGCTTTTTAGGTGGGACGCCGCCGATAAGATGTACGGATGCTTGATGTGGATGCCGCCCACAAGACCGGCTGCAGTATCTGTTAACCCAGCGAACCCGCGCGCCGTGCTATCTCTTTCTAGGATGGTAGTAGAACCTGAAGTCCCGAAGAATGCGTGTTCATTCATGCTTTCGCGTAGTATTAAGTTGATAAAAAAGGACGGACGATTCGAGACGTTAGTGACATACGCAGACTTCTCTCAAGAACATACTGGGCACGTCTATCGCGCGGCCAATTGGCGGTACATCGGGGTCACTAAACCAGAACAGAGATGGGTGAACGCTATTACCGGACAGCAAGTGTCTCGCCGAGCTGGTAAAATGAGTCGCACCCCGCAGCAATTTGCGGACATCGGCTGCGTAAGAGCTGGCTACCACGCTAAGCATAAGTTTGTGTACGATCTATGCTAGGTGACAGCATTGATGGTTTGATGAAAGCGGTACGCTACCTTCAGTGTGCCGCCAAACAGGAGGTGCCTCATGAGTGACGAAGACGCAGACAACCAGATGCTCAGGCACATACTCGCTTGCATACAGGTCCTCACGTTCACCCTCGCGGTGCTCGTGCTGTTGCTGGAATACTCAGCAAGTCAAATTCAAACAGGAGAATGCAATGGAAAAAACGACGTACGAAGTGAAGCAGGAAGTGGAGACCACGCAGGTGCTACCAAAGACCCTGCAGGCCGAGACCCAGCTGATGCCGATGGCCGGGACGACGATACCCATGTACGCGGTGTACGGTCGCGACGATAGCGAGCGGCGCGTGTGGTGCGCGACCTTCGTCGACAGCGACGAGGCGATGGCGTGGGTCCAGGCGTCGAAGGTCTTCGGGCGCGCGGTGCGCGGGGCGGTGATCGCACAGCAGCAGCAGCAGCCGACGGAAGAAAAGACGAACTGAGATGCCGCACCGAGATCCAGAAGCTAGGCGGCAATGCAAACTTAGGTGGTACGCCGCTAACAAAGGTTTGGTGGCGCAACGTCGCGCACCCAACAGAGCGGCGCTCAATGCGCAGACCGCGGTTTATAAGCAGGCCAACAAAGAGGCGCTGAAAATAAAAAACGCTGAGTACCGAGCCGCTAACCAGGCCAAAAGGCTTGCGTATAACGCAGCGTACCAGAAAGCTGTGGCAACAAAAACACCCCTAGAGAAACACGTAGAAGAACACCTGTGCACGGAGGTGGAGAGGCGCGGGGGTATGTGCCCAAAGTTTATTGACCCCAGCAGGCGAGGGGCGCCGGATAGGATAGTGATGTTGCCAGGGCACCCTTCGTATTTCGTGGAACTGAAGAGGCAAAGATTAGGGCACTTGAAGTCATGGCAGGTCAGGTACCATGACGACATCCGAGCGGCGGGACAGAGAGTATGGGTGCTGAAAGGTGACCTAGACGTCGATGCTTTTTTTGCTGAGGTGGACCTGTGCCTGTAGCGTTCACCCCGCACGAGCATCAGCGCATCGGCGCCGAGTTTATACTAGACCACCCGCGGTGCACGCTGGTCGCGGACCCTGGTATGGGAAAGACCGGCACCGCGTTGATGGTGGTGGATCTCTTGAAGTTGGTCGGCTCCAGTTTCTTCCCTGTGCTGATACTCGCCCCCAAACGCGTTGCGGAGGTTGTGTGGACGGGCGAGCGGGACCGCTGGTCGACGTTCAGAGACATCTCTATGATTCAAGTTCTCGGCGACCGACGCGAGCGCGAGGCGGCATTGCGGCAGCCGGCGGCCGACGTGTACATCTGCACGTACGACCTTGTCCCGTGGCTGGTGGAGCAGTGGCCCCAAGACAGGTGGCCGTTCAAGACCGTCATCTGCGACGAATCAAGTCGCCTGAAGTCGTTTCGCTTGAACCAGGGAGGGAAGCGGACCGCGGCACTATCCAAGATAGCGAAGCGTACCGGTCGGTGGATCAACATGACCGGCACACCCATGCCAAACGGCCCGATAGACTTGTGGGGCTCCCAGTGGTTCGTGGACTTCGGCGCGGCGCTTAAGTACAGCTTCAGCGCGTACAAAGAGGCGTATTTTATCGAGAACCAGTACACGCACAAACTCACCTTGCAGCAGGGTGCGGAAGCCGCGATACATGAGGCACTGAAGCCGACGATGCTCGCGCTCCGCGCCGAGGATTGGCTGGACATCAAGCAGCCGCAGCTGATCCCGGTAGAATTTGAGTTGCCGCCCGCCGTCTACGAGCAATACCGGCAGATGGAGAAGGAATTTTTCTTGCAGTTACCCGACGCCGAGATCGAGGCCGGTACGGCGATGGTCAAGTCTTCTAAGCTGCTGCAGATTTGCGCTGGATCAATCATAGACACCGAGACAGGAGAGAGCCATGCGATTCATGACGCCCGGCTGGAGGCGCTCGACTACGTTCTGGAGCAGACTGAGTCTGCGCCTATATTGGTTAGTTACTTCTGGAAGGCTGACCCTCCCCGTATCCTTGCGCATCTGGCTCGCCAGAAAATTCTGGCGCGGGTATACCAGGGGCAGCAGGATGAACAAGACTGGAACGCGCGCAAGTTCCGAGTGCTCCTCCTCCACATGCAAAGTGCTTTTGGATTGAACCTACATAAACCGTGCCGCGACGTGTTCTTTTACACCTACGTATGGAGCGGGGAGATGTGGCAGCAGATGGTTGAGCGGGTCGGCCCAGCGCGGCAGGCCCAGGCCGGGAAAACTTGCGTTGTTAGGATCTGGTATGCTATTGCTAGAGGTACGACAGATCGAGATGTGATCGACAGCAATTTTGGTAAGATAACCGTGGAGCAGGCGCTGAAGCGCGCCCGAGCTAGGAGCAGGAATGCGAACTAAAGAACTGAGACCCAAGTGCCCAAAGTGCGGGAGCACGATGACGCACACCGTAGATACCCGTGGCAAGCACCGCTGGC